GCGGCGTGGGCGGCGGAGGCGGCGGAGGCGGCGAGGGAGGCGGCGAGGGCGGCGAGGGCGGCGGAGGCGGCGGAGGCGGCGAGGGCGGCGGCGTGGGCGGCGAGGGCGGCGGAGGATAAATACTTAAAACTATCTGCAAACCTCGCAGTCGAGGTGTTAAAAGAATTAAAAGCTCCGGGACTCGTTTTGCTCCAGAATGGAGATACCAATGCCGATTGAATTCCGAATTATGTCCGAGGAGCCTCCCGTTGCGAAGCTTAAAATCGCTTTGGTTGGCAAGGAAAAGAACGGTAAATCAAGAACAGCAGCGACAGCTCGTCCAAACGTTCTTGTTCATGACTTCGATAATCGTGCCGAAGCCTTACAAGGGCTTCGAGGAGTTTATGTTATTAGCTACGTCGAACCTCAGTGGCCTAAACAGCCCGAAGCCGCTCAGAAGTTTCTCGACAATCTAGCGAAGCTTGAGGAGTCGCTTGACCTCGCTGACCTTGGCTTTAAATGCCCGAAGGGAACTATTGTCGGAACGAATGTTATCGACTCAGTTCAAACCTTTGGTCGAGCTTTTCAGAACTATGCTCTTTATGGACAGAAAGACTTGCGTCGCGAGATTTCATTTCCTGGAATGAAGGTTTTCCTCCCCGGAGGGTGGGATGCATGGAACGCCGAAATTCTTCCAGTAGAAAACTCTATTCTAAGGGTGCTTGCCCTTCCCTCCGATACGGTTATCGTTCTTCATGAGATCGCGGAGGAAACTCCAGACTCGACATCGGAGAAGCCTAAATTCACCGGACGAATCGGCGTATTTCCCGTACGCTACCAGCGACTCATCAAGTATTTCAATGAGCTATGGCGCGTCAAACTCATCCAGACCTCCAAGGATAACAAGCACGTTTATCTACCCAAGGTTTTTCCGTTGCCGACGTACGAATTTGACTGCGCAACCGCCATGCTCCTTGATCAACAAGAGGAGCCAAGTATCGTCGAGATGATTAAGAAACACGAATCGCGTCTAAAACAAAACGGCCTTCTGCCCTCAGACGGGGCGAAGAAACAACTCACTCAGACAACAAAACTCTAACAAAGGAGAACGAAATGCCGAAGTTGACTGCAAGCAAAGAAGAAATCAAGGGCCTCCCCGCGATGCCCGAAGGAATGTACGCCTTCCGGCTCGACGGCTTCAAGCCGAAGCACTCTAAGGACAAAGGTTCGGTGAACCTAAATCCTCAGATTAAGATAATCAACAGCGCCGACTTCAACGACCGCAATGTCTTCGAGAACCTCAACACGAAGGGAAAGTGGGTCTGGAAGGACTTCTGCCACGCTCTCGGCGTGCCGCTTGCCGAGGTAAATGGGGACTACGAGTTTCCGGGAAACTTCGACGGCGCGGAGGACAACCCGGAGTCGTGGCAGTACAGCGGTCCTCTCGTCGGGCAGCAAGGTCAGTTTTACTTGATTCAAGGTGATGACACCAAAGGCGGTGTCGTCAACCGCGTCAAGTACTACGTCTGCAAGGTCAACGGCTGCTCGGAGAAGCATTCCGCTAACCTCGCGAAGTAACAAGCTTTCGTCTGCCTTCCCCTCGAAAGCGTAGACGAAGTCGGAGTTGTCGTTTGGTTCTGACATCTCCAAACGCCGCCTATCCTCCGCGGCCTCCGACGGTAAGCGCCATGAAGGAAACATAGGTGGCGAATCTTTGAGGCTCTATGGATGAGTTGAGTATCGACCAAGTTGTCGTCGGCGATCGTGTTCGTAAGGACTTCGGAAATCTAGACGAGCTCTGCGACTCTATACGCGCCGTTGGCCTCATCCAACCAATCGTGCTGACACGCGATTACGCCCTGATAGCCGGCGAACGCCGACTGCGCGCGCTTCGCAAAATAGGCGTGACGACGCTACCACACGGCAAACTCTTCGTCTTTAACGACGAAGTCGACGAGCTTAAAGTCAAGGCAATGGAGATAGAGGAGAATGTTAAGCGCAAAGAGCTTTCGTGGCAAGAAGCCGTCACAGCGAAGCGTCGATTGCTCCAAATTATGCAGCAGATACACGGAGTTGCTCGCTCAGGTCAACCCTCACGCTCTGAGTCGCTGGGAATCACGTCTGGTGGTTTCGGAATTAACAAACTTGCAGCTCTTCTTGGCGAGTCGGGTGCGCAGACTTCAAAGGATATTGAACTCGCAGAGCTTATCGAAGCCGTCCCAATGCTCGCCAAAGCCGAGACCAAGGAAGCCGCGCGACGACAAGCAAGCCTCGCTATAGCTGTCGCGGGGGCAATTCAGACACAGGCAAAGAACCCGCCTAAGACGGAGCAAAAGTGGACACTCTACGAAGGAGATTTCGTTAACAATGTTAACAATATCGAACCGGCAAGCGTTGACCTTGTCATTACCGACCCCCCCTATGGCGAGGATACTCAGGGAATGGGACCGAACAGCAAACAACTTATCGCGAGTCCATTCGCTGATGGGCTTTCCTACACTAGAAATCTTTTCGATCAGCTGGCTCATGGAGCATGGAGAGTTCTTCGAGCGAACAGTTTTTCGGTCTGGTTTTTTGGATTTGAGCTATATCCCGACCTCGTTGCCGCGTTACAAAGTAATGGATTTGTCGTCGACCTCACACCCATTATTTGGGTCAAAAATACAGTCATTAATACCTCTCCGTACACAAGATATGGCCGAAGCTACGAGCCACTTCTACTCGCAAGAAAAGGCGAGCCAAAACTGATGCGCCCGTCGCAACGCGACGTCATCGAGGTACAGAATGTCATCACAACCGGCACTCAAGAAAAGAAATACTACCAAGCCCAGAAACCCGTCGCGCTCATCGAAAAGCTCATATTGGACATGTCTCCTCCTGGGTCGACGGTGGTTGATTTCTGTGCGGGTTCCGGAACGACTGGTGTGGCAGCTCTTAGACAGAATCGGAGAGTGGTATTGTTCGAAAAAGACGTAGCTGCTTGTAGTATTATTAAGGCAAGACTAGGAGCTCTATGAAAATATCAATCCTAACTCAGCCTCATCGTTTGCAGAGGTATAATACTATCGGAGATTGGTTTACCGACAAAGCCACCGGGACTGTTCGAATCCACGTCAGCGAGCTTGGCTCATGGCGCTACGAGCTCTGCGTTGCCGTTCACGAGCTTGTCGAAGCTTTCCTCTGTATGCATGATGAAGTCGCGGAGGAATCAGTCGACAAGTTCGATAAATCCTTCGTACAGCGCGACGAAGAGCCCGGCGACAATCCCAACGCCCCGTACCAGAGGCAGCATTGCCTCGCTACCGGGGTGGAGCGAATCTTGGCTGCGTGCCTCGGCGTCAAGTGGGCGTACTACGAGGACGCTATCGAAAAGCTCATCATCGAGCGAGAAAGACAGGAGCAACATGGAGAATCTCTCAGCAACGCCTAAGCCAAAACTCTACACCTGCGTCATGAAATGCGCTATTTGCCTCCGCGAGCTTGGCGTGGCCTATCATGTACTCAAGACGCCAGGAGTACGTATCGACTTTAGCGATTGTCCACTTCACAAACCGTTGAGTAGGTATGGAAGCCTGCTCGAATGGTCGCCGGAGGCGTAGCATGGACAAGCTTTGGAACGAAACCGGTCATGATAGCATTGACGACAGGAATACCGAAGCGATTCGACTTATCGAAGAACTGACGGTAAATATGGAGCCGATGCAAACGCATGAAAGAAGTTTTGTGTCGGATATGAACGACCGTAAAGATCGCAACGAGCTTCGATGTAGCGGGAAGCAACTCTACTGGCTTCGCGACCTCTATAGCAAATACGTCCTCGGAGAGTAGATGGGTCCTAAGACCGTTGCGCTAAAAGCTCTTTGTGCGTCGTTGGGTCGTCGCTATGTCGGCTTTCGCGGAGACCCTCGCGCTCCTATTTGGATTGTCGGAGAAAGTCCCGGAGCCGATGAAGATCAAGCTGGAGTACCGTTTGTAGGTAGCTCTGGAAAAGAGCTCGACAGAATGCTTGTCGAAGCGGGGATACCGATAGGGCTTTGTTGTTTCGTGAATCCTTACAAAGTGAGGCCTCCTGACAATGATATTGATAGATTTGAAGAAACCGGAATCCCAAGACAGCTTTGCATTGAACAGTTCTTTGAAGAACTCGAAATCTATAAGCCAGCTTTTATCGGCTCTCTCGGAGGTACTGCACTCAGCATCCTTTGTGGATTCACCATCGATCCCAGGGATAAAGAGACTAAAATTAGCAAGTGGCGAGGAAGCCTTCTTGGAAGCGAACAACTACGTTGGCCTCACTACATTCTTGGACAGTTTCACCCTGCGTATGTTCTGCGAGAATGGAGCGATCGTGACGTTGCAGTATTCATCTTTCGTCGTCTCAGAGAAGAATACGACTATTTCATCGCTAACGGAAAACACCAACCCCTCCCAGAACGAGAGCTAATCGCCGACCCAAGCTACGGCGAAGCTCAGGAGTACCTAAAGGAGTGCCTTAACCATGACGGTCCTACCTCAGCAGATATCGAGCTACTTGCTCGACGCGTTCCCATCTGTTGCTCTTTTTCTTTCTCTCGCAAATCTGCTGTCAGCATTTCTCTATTTGACGGGGATGTATCTAATCAGCGAGAGCTGTGGCGACTTATGGATAGAATCCTTAGAGAAAAGAGACTCGTTGGCCAGAATTGGAGCACTTTTGATGCGAATTGGATGGAAGCTCTTGGCTTTTGTAGCGGTATCGACAAGCTTGACGATTGTCTCGTACGTCATCATGTCCTACACCCGGAGCTAAGTCACAAGCTCGACTTCCAGGTCATGCAGTATACTCGGCAACCCTTCTACAAAGACGACGGAAGGGGCTGGCAACTTCGCGACGGCATGACCAAGCTAAAGCGATACAACTGTCTCGACGCCTGCTGTACCCTCGAAGTGTTTGAAGAGCAAGAAGAGGAATTCAATGCCAATCCAAATCTACGACGCTTTTACACCGACTACGAACTGCCACTCGCTCGCTGCTTTCATTCTATCGACAAAAGAGGGATACAGACCGACGCTGCGAGTCTCGGAGAACTTCGTAAGGATATTATACGCGAACTGGGCGATCGGTGCGTATCCATCTCTAAAACGCTGGGAGGACGTCCTGTTGTCTATTCGACGAAAATGGCGGATAATCTGGCTAGAGAGCTCAAAATCGATAGCAAAGGAATTCTTAACATCGGGTCAGTCCCACAGCTAAAGGACGTATTGAAAAATGAACTCAAAATCAAGCTTAAGTCGGATCGCAAGACGGGCAAAGAGTCGACCGGAGAAGAGTCGCTCCAAGAAGCCTTTGCCGCTACAGGCAACCCTGTTCTTAAAGACACACTCCGGGTACGCGAGCTTAACAAAGTACTCGGAACTAATGTCGACGCCCGACTTGGCTCTGGGGTGCTATATTCCTGTTACAGCGTCGCGGGAACTGTCACTGGTCGTCGAGCATCTAGAAAGAACTTCCTTGGCCTCGGTTCGAACGGCCAAAACCAAACGAAGCACAGCGACCTTGGCGAGCGTCTCCAAGGAGTGTTCGTTGCTCGACCCAATCATATATTTATTGCTTGCGATCAAGCATCGGCAGATGAATGGATTGTACAGGGAATTATTGCCGATGTTTCGGGAGATGGACGCGGCATTCAGGAATTGCAAGATTCTATCACGTCTGGAATATCGCGTCACGCAAGGCTCGCCAGTCAAATCTTCGGACTTCCTCTTGAGCAGACGAACAACAAAGAGTGTTTAGAGTACTTCCTCGGCAAGAAGGTTCGGCACGCCGGCAATTACGACATGCGCGAGAATACGATGGCCGCTCAGCTGGCCGCGGCGGGCAAGCCGACACCCATACCGTTCTGCAAAGCGATCTTGGACAAGTTTCATCAAGTAGAACCCAACATCCGAGGAGTGTTTCACAAATATGTTGAACATGAACTACGAACTAAAAGAGAGCTCAGGACGCCTCTGGGTCGAGTGCGGACCTTCCACGGACTTCGTCCCTACGGTGACAACGCGAAGGTATACCGCGAGGGCTACGCCTACATACCTCAGTCTACCATTGGTGACAACAACGGTTTGGCGATTCTTTGCTGCCAAACCGTTCATCCTGGGGTTGTCTTGGCTGATGGGCACGATTCAATCTTGTTGGAAGTTCTTGACGACCTTGAACACGTCCTCGACGGCGTGAAGCTGCTCGAACGAGCGTACGACCGCGTCATGAAGTTTCCAAACGGCTTTGAAGTGAAAGTACCAATAGACCTACGAATCGGCTACAGCATCAAGGGGCTAAAAAAGTGCCAAGGAAGCTTAAATCTCCCTGGCTTGACGAGTACGTACGACTCTTTAGCACCACAACGGACAGCCCGTCTAGGTATCACTTCTGGACCGGTGCTACCTGTATCGCAAGCACCCTCAAACGAAATGTCTGGATCGGTGGTATCCAGCGAATCGTCGAAGAGTGGAAGCTTTTCCCAAATATCTACACCGTCCTTGTCGGACGGCCCGGTATAGGGAAGGGCGTTGCGATGAATCCTGCTATCTCGCTTTTGAAGAAAGCAGGTACGACGAATATCTTGTCGGACAGGGTAACGATGGAGTTCGTACTCGAAAAGCTTTCTAAAGGCTTTCCTAAGATGTCGGTTAGTCCTAATGGGGCGTCGGCTGTGGCGGGGCAGCAACTCATGAAGCTCGGAAACGAAGCGGCGGCCTTGCTCGTATCTACGGAGCTGAGCGTATTCATAACGGCGTCTCAGTTTACGATTACGTGTTTGAGCGATTTGTGGGACTCCAAAGAAGGGATATACCAATATGGCACTCGTGGCAAGGGTGAGTGGAATATTAACGAGCCTATTGTGTCTTTACTTGGTGGAAGTGCCCAAAATTGGCTTGTTAAATCTGTTCCTGCTGACGCTGTTGGAGGTGGTTTTACTCGGCGCGTTAATTTCGTTCTGGCTACTACTAAAGACAGCAAACCGGACCCGTTGAAGCGTCCGCTCCCTGACAAAGACGACCTAGTCGAAGACCTTCGTTATATGTCGTTGATTCGCGGACGCTTTACGCTTACTCCCGGCGCGCTTCGCTTGCTGAAGATATACCACGACAGCTGCGATCCAAACGACTTTGACGACGAAGCGTCCGCTGTTTACAAGACGTCAAAGTGGGCGAACGCCGGTAAGCTTGCTGAAATTATATCTATCTCACGCTCCGACAGCTTGGTGATAAACGAGCTTGACCTTCAAATGGCTATCGACAAGGTCGAGGATGTCGCTAAGGACTTAAAGATTGTCTTTCGCGCCGTAGGCGAGTCAGATTTGGCCTCAGCAAGCGACAAGGTCATACGCTTCCTCGAAACACGAGGCTTTGCAAGCCGAGGCGACATTCTTCAGTTTAACTGGCGTAACTTCACGTCGAGTGAGCTTGATGTTATAATCGCGACTTTCCGCGAAAGCGGGATGATTGGAGAAAAAACGGTGGGAAACAAAACACTTTATTACTGGAAGGACTCTACAAAACCATGACAAAATGGCCCTTTAAGCGCGTTCTAAACGACCACCTCATCGTTCAAATCGATGAGTTCAAATACAGCGGTCGTATCGTCGTTCCTGAAACCGCGAAGCGAAAGCCTACTAAAGGAGTAGTCGTCGCGATTGCCGACAACATCAAGGACATCGCTATTGACGACAAGGTGCTGTTTAGCCAATTCGCCGGCTACCTACTTAAGTTCGAGGATACGCCTCTGCTTCGCTGCCTCGGCTATAGCGAAGTCCTGGCTATCCTAAACCCCGATTCACCTGAGATAGAAAGCGAGGGAGCATGACACTTAAAGAGCTTCAAGCACGCTGCAAACAACAAGCTGACGACCTCGGCTGGAACACGCGAGTGATTCCCATACCTGAAATGATTGCTCTGATTCATAGCGAAGCGAGCGAGGCTCTTGAATCTTATCGAAATAAGGAGCCGATTTCGTGGTCAAAGCGGACTGACGGCAAACCTTCTGGGGACTCTGAAATCAACGTCCTCGACCCTGCAATAATGAAACCAGAAGGAATTGCAAGCGAGTTCGCCGACGTTATTATTCGTATCGGACATTACGCCCAACTACTTGGAATTGACCTTGAATACGAAATCGACCGAAAACTCAAGTACAATATGTCACGAGGCTACAGACATGGAGGGAAACTAGCATGACCAACCCAATTCCAGAACCCCGCGACTGTGTCGGCAATCTTCTCGTCAAAGACGGCTATGTCACCGTTATTTTCAAGACCGTACCTATCTTCAAGGTGATTGCGATCGAAAACGGGGGGATTCACACCGCGAATGGAATAACCCCGGCATTTGTTCGTGTTGTGTGCGACATGAGCCTCAAACAAATACCGGGGGCTCCATTTGAATCACTTCTACGAATCGTGACTCCTGGGGCAGAGGAACTGCTCACAAGAATCGGTGGATCGCTTATTAAGTCCTAGCGACCCTTCGACTTTTGATGCATCATGTCCTTTTTGCCCATGTGATGAGCCGTGCCCTTGGGCTTAGGCCGGGTCGTCGAGCCGTGAGCCAGCTTGCCCGTTGTGTGACTTACGCCATGTCCCACCGCGCGCGAACCTCCGTGGGCGATTGGACTCGTCGCGCTGTGACACGACGGCGATACTTCGAGGCTGTTGCAAGTCGACTTAACAGTCCCGATGGTGCTGTGTGCGCTGCTTCCGTTTGCCATTTTGTCTCCCTTTTGTTAACAAAAGTAACAGATTTGACAACATCGACAAGCGTCCTTGTCGAAACTTATTTTTCTAGATGCTCCAAGATGTAGTACTTTAGGGCTTCGCTATACATCTCGTCTGTAATACCCTTAGACTTGCGAAGCTTCTGAAGCCCGCTGTACGCCGTGGGGTTCTTCGTACGAACGAACTCCTCCATCTCAGGTATCTGAAGCTGCGAGACATCAAGCCCCGTTGCCTGAGCGCGCGCCTGAGCTTCCTGCGCTTGGGCCTCTTTGGTACGCTTCGCCGTTCCTCGATTCTTTGTAATACGCTCACGAGCCTTGGCTTGGTCGGCTAGTTTGCCTGTGCCATGTTGTTCGGGCTCAACTTTCTTGACCTCTGGAGCCTTCGCCGCTCTTGCTTCCTGTTGCTTCTTTTCCCACTCTAAACGCTTTGCCTCTTTATCAGTAGCAATCTTATCACGAGCTTTTTGAACCTGATCCTCCATAGGCTCTTTAGTTCCAGCACCTCGTGTACGACGTGCTTGCTCTATTACATCTTCCGACGGAGCAGGAAGCTGCGGTGGAGTCTTTGGAGGCTCGCCTTCTGGCAAAGTCTTTGCGCCCTCGTCAGGGAACACCCCCTTATCGACCTTCGACGGACCCGGCAGCTCGCGGTCCTTCATCATATGCTCAATGACTTCGGGCGATAGCCTTAGCGCTCTCGCCATATTGACAAGATAAGACGAAGCCAATCCAACGATCGCTCCTGCACCGAGGCCAACCATCCAAGGAGCTCCGGCCATTCTCATCAGGATCATTGTCGGAGCGCCGGTTGGCGAGCCGTAGGCTAGACGAAAAAGCGTTTTATTCCAAAAGCCCTTATTGCGAAGCACGCGCTGAGCAGTCTTGACAAAGTCGAGAACCTCGGCGTGGTTCAGTCCATACTTGGACAGGTTGCGCGAAAGCTCGCTTGTTAGCGCGGTGTCTTTGGTGAGACGCTGCGCAACTTCCTGCCCCGACTGCGCGTCGCGAACTCCATCGACCGTGTCAGCAAACTCTTTGTCCATCTTCGACGCAAGCTCGTTGTACTTCTTCCACGAGTTCTCGAGGCCGTACTGCTTCGCCGTGCTTCCAAGCTTATTCGTCAAATCTTTATAGACCTTTGCAAGTACGACCTCTTGCGGTCCCTTGACCTGCCCCCACGCCCGACCGACCGACGTTCTAAACTGACGAGCTTTTTCCCACGTCCACATCTTTGGAGCCGTCGCCTGAGCGTCTTTAACCATTTGTACCAAAACGGGATGAGCCTTGTCAGGAGTCTTGACTACATCCTGAAACTCCTGCATGATGGTTTTGGCCTCAGCACCGGCGTCAATAACGCCGGTTGGTATCTTGCCGTCGATCTGCGACGCGATACCTTCGGCATGAGCTTTGACCTCATCTTGAACAGCTTTAGCTGCTTTCGAGATCTTTTTTGCTACGTCAAGACCCTTTGAGTGAACGTAAGCTTCTTCGAACGCTTTACGATGCAAAAGCCTCGACGGGGTTCCGGACGTAACTTCGTGAGCCTTCGATACAGCCTCAGTTGGGTTGACCTTTGCCCCAGGCGATTTCGCCAATCCCTCAGCGACAGCTTTGCTCAGCTTAATCCCGCCATCGACGACAGCCGCGACATTCGTGATATGGTTACCGAACTTGTCAGGATCGCCCATAGACTCCGGAAAATGCTTGAGCATATCCCAGGAGGCTTTTCCTATATCGAGGATTCCTTTACCAATGTCGACTACGTCCTTACCGACTTGAAGCTGTGGATCTCCGAGCGGGCGTTTGTATCCTTCAATAGGGTCGAGCGCCGACGCAATGTCGTGGATGAGCTTCGCTCCGCCTACGGCTATCGTCGCTCCAGCTCTGGCTCCGCCAAAGAGCTCGCCGCCGAGGTATCTAAAGCTTCCAAGCCAAGGGGGGTCTCGTAGAACCTTTGCGGGGTCGTCCCAACGTGGTCTATAACGAGACACCATGCCTTGCTCGCGCTCAGCTTCGACGTCCATCTTTTGACCGATGGTCGGAGGCCCTTGCGGAGCCGGCACGCCCGTTTGCTGAGGCGCTGCCTGAGGCGCAGCGGGCTTTGTTTCAGGCGAGGTTATCCCACGCTTCTTGAAGAAAGCGACAGCAGCATCCTTCGTCGTCCCGGCCGGAAACTGATAGTACTTGTTGTCCGGCCCGAAGACCCTGACATGCTTCTTGTCGTCTTGTTGAGGCTCAGGCATTTATGGCTTCTTTGCAGGCTCTTCCAAGTCCTCTGGGTTCACAATAATATCGGCGTCGACATCGTCGCTTTCGTCATCAACTTGTTCGCCCGAAGCGGTCTTGGCTTTCTTGTCAGGAGCCGAGCCATCCCACCCAGGATAGCCATCGTCGAAGGCTTTCTTAAGCGACTCCTTATAGTGATTCAGCGCGGCAGCGAAGTCGTCGACGGTTCCCTTTCCATGAAGCCAAGTTGTGTACTCCGAAGGAAGTCGCTTGATAAGCTCTGTAGAGCCGGCGGCTTTGAGCTCGTTCGATAGAGATGTTATATCGCTTACGGAGAAGCCTCTCTTGTCTTTAAGAACTCCTTCGACAATGCTAATCGCCTTGTCGACAGATTCTATCTTAATCCTGTCGGAGATGGGAAGCTGCTTCTGCTTTCCAGCTTTGGCCTGAACGGTGTTGCGGAAGCGCTGCTTCGCTATGTCGAGATTAACAAGCGACGTGAGATACTTCTCATGCTCGATATCGGTAGCAAACTTTCCCCTCGCCTCGGTCGCAGCCAAAGCTGCCTTCCCTCGCGCTTCTGATGAAGCCGCTTCTTGCTGCTTAGTCTTAAGCTCTAGCTCGTACTTTTGTACCTCAAGCTGAGCCTTCTGAACCTCGGCAGCGGCTTTTGCCATCTCTGCTTGGGTCTTGGGATCGCCAGCCAAAAGACGACTCGGGTCCTGCTTCGAGGCCTGAGTCTCGGCCGACACTCTAGCAGCCCCAAGCTGGTCTTGCTGTGTCGACATTGGAAGCCGAACGCCACCTACACCTCCTTGAGATTGCTGTTGAGGCATTGGCATTTTGCTTTGAGGTTGCTGCGGTTGCTGCCCTCCCTGCGTGGCTTTTTGAATACCCGCTTCGAAGCCGCTCACCGTTGGATCAGGCTCCTTCCCAGGCTTCTGAGCCTGCTCCATCTTGGTGAGCCAGCCTTTGTAGACTTTGTTGAGAATCTTCTTCGAGTGGTCGTTGTTTAGAATATCGTTGATGGTATCCTTGTCGTTATTGCGAATTGCCTGAACAAGATTCTGCGCGATATTCGCAGCCTCGGCTTCCTCGCCTTTGCTCTTTCGTTGATTCCAGTTCATGAGCAAACCGGCGATACTGTTGACGGCGTCGTGAGGCTGTGCGACCGGAGGAGGCATTGAAGCGCCAGCCCCCGAAGGGTCGTATTTAACTTGAGGACTACCCCCTCCACCGGGAGGGCTTCCGCCGACACCGGGTTGTGATGCTCCTTGAGAGGGCATGAAGGGAGGCGTAGCCTGAGGAGCACCACCTTGAGGGGAGGCTCCCGGCTGACCGCCTTGACCCTTCAGCTTCTGAAGAAGCATCGGCAAAATGCCAGACTTCATAAGTTGTTGAATCGCGGGGTTGATTTGGCTCATTTTATTGTCCTGTAATCAAACTACCAAGACCACCACCAAGCGCAGACCCAAAGCTAGAGCCAAACGACGCCCCGAAGCCCGTCTTACCGTAGATCGGCGAAAACGTCGTAGCGAAGCCCGATTCCATACCGAGCAACGGCGAGTTCTCGGGCTGTGTTCTGATAAACTCTTGAAGCATTCTGTCGATCGAACCTTGGTCAATCGTCTGCTGATTAACTCCAGCCTGCTCCATACCGGGCAATGCCTGAAGCGTAAGCTGTCCCAAAAGCGATTCTTGGTCCGCCGCGGTCTGTGACCCATACTGCTCAAGCGCCGTTGCCATTTCAGTAGAGCCAAGCGCTCCACGAGCCCCGAACTGCTCCTTGATATTCGCGAGCTGTTGCTCGATGGGAAGCTGCATCGACTTCATTTCCGACTGCCACATCGGTAAAACGCCAGGGAGCGGACCGCCGGTTCCGGTTGTGTAAAACTGTTGAAGAGCTTGTAGGATAGGATTGTCGGGAGCGGTAAGCTGACCCGGAGCCGTTGTTTGACCGGTCGACGGTAGCGTCGTTGACAGATTGAATGGCGTAGCTCCTTTACCGAGCATCCCCATAAGATACTGAGCGAACTCCGACGTAAACTGAGGGTCGATCGTACGACCTGTCGCAGCCCCTCCGGGGAGGTTACCGCCTACGCCGGCGAGTAGGGTGTTGTTCGGGTTTTGCAACGGGTCGCCTGGTAGCGGAAACTGAGACGGAGGCACGACACCGGGCGGGGCAGAAACGGCGGGTGACGGTTGAGGAGTCGCTGGAGTTCCCATGTCGAGCGGGCCGCCAGTCGAAGGCATGGTCATCGAGGGGAAATTCATATACTGATTTGACGTAGAGCTCGTCCCACCAAGACTACCGAAGTCTTGCTGCATCCCTCCAGCCGGCATTCCGCCATATCCGCCGTTCTTGCCAAGGTTTGCGAAATCAGGAATAGAGTACATTTAAGACCCCCACATTGCACGTCGATAAACTGGGCGTAGAGGCTCTTCGGTACGGTGAGCCTCCATCTCGCGACGCTTCTTACGCCCCTCAATCAAGCCAGGACGATCAGGATGCTTCGGATCTCCGTAGAGAAGCTGATGAACCTTTGTCGCCTTTTCATATTCGAGGTACTCCATAAAGCCGCGCTCGACGGCAGACCAGACAAGGATTTCGTTCCACTCGCGCGGTATAAGTATTTGTGTCTGATTGAGCTGATTATCGTTAATGGGATGCTGTCTCAGAATACGAGCTTGTATCTGATACGCCTTGTCAGGAACGGGAGTAAAACCGATTTGGTCCGCAAAGCGATACCACTCCGTAGGAAGCGAAAAGGTAGGTTGGAAGTTATCGGCTTTTTGATAGTGCGACTGCAAAAGCTTTCGACGTATCGAGTTCGTCGGGGGGTCTTGCCATATCAATACATCGAGGGTCGAGACATTGTAGTCGCCGGTAGGTACGATGTTTGAAAAGGCATACTCCTGCACTTGAGGTGTTAGGTTAAACTGCTGTCCAAGCTCCTCAAGAAGGTCGAACTCGTTTCTAAAGTCAGGGTTGCTCGTTATTTCGAGTAAGGCGTCACGGAGCCAAATGTCAGTGCGCCCGATATCCGACACTTTGTTTTCACAACGCAGCAAAACTTCGTTCTCAAGCTGCTGAATAACAAAGTAGATAGGAAGTGGTTGAGGTGTTGATGGAAATAGAACTGGCATTTATGTCCTCATTTAGTATCCGTCGAAAATTCCTTCACCGCTCCCGTAGGCTTGAATAGCAGGGCGGTGTTCATTGCATCTTGAACGCAGCCGCACCCATCACCCAATGAGCGGCAGCGTTTTCCCACTTCATGTTCGGAAAGTAATAGCCAGGCCCGGAGGCCCATATATCTTCGAACATGAAATCACCGTACTGAACTCCGCGAAGGGTGAAACCAAAGCCTGGAGTGGGCGAGTAGAGACTATTCAAGTCAACACCACTCTCTTCCCACGCGATTATCAAGTCGCCGGATTGTGAAGTTTCCAGCCATGTCCAGCTTTCATCGTTAGATCCGCCTGGAGCTATGTCAAGATTCTGTCCAGCGTAAGTGTTGCAGGTCGCGGCATCCAAGCCCGAAGAGGGAGGATACTCTCCTATAAATGCCTGCCACACGGCATTCGTGCCGAAATTGACGGTTGTAGGACCGGGCTTGGCGTCGAGTGCGTACCACAACCCAACCCCACCGTAATACGGGCAGGTGATTGCTATCTGCCAGACGTTTCCTTGGCTGTCAGTGACAGGGTTGCAGTTCCCGCTGACACAAGTGCCGACTCCTGGCGCGACAATCAGCGCATGAGCTGTCACAGGCTTATTGAACGTACAGGGCTTGACGTATCCTCCTCCGCGCGTTATGGGCGTGACAAACTCCTGGCGGTCGCAGGCTTTGGATTGGATGGATTGAGCGTTCGCGGTTCCAGCGCAGAGCAAAAGAGCGAAGAGGATTAGAGAGCGTTTCATTATCTTGTTCCTATACAAAGTCCACATACCCAATGTTGTAGCCACCAACCCAGAATAAATACAGTACCCACATACAAAACCGCGAAGAACAACTCACCACGTGTACTTTTGCGATAAGTGCCTTTGCTATGCTTAAAGAAAGTCATCTAGTTCACCGTTTCCACAACCTCAATCCGCCGCACAGATAACTTGTAAAACATCGCTTGCCACAAAAGCAGTCGCCACAGAAACATCCGAATAGTTCGTCAACACAAGAGAAGTGGTAGTGGAAGCCGAGGTCTGCTTGACTTGGGATACGGACGTAGAGTTTGTCGTGATGTCCGTGCCTTGACAGACCCATCTATGAGCGGCTGTTGGCATCGTTATGGTGCAAGTCGTTCCAGGGGCAGTGCCTACACCAACAGCGAAAGCAGCCGTCCCGTTGCTGTCAAGGATGCTGGCTGCCGCCCCGCCACATCCGCCTGCCGCAATCGTTGGAGCGGTCTGTGATACCCATAAAGTGCCATGCACTCCAGCCCCACCAAGAGTCAATCCGCCATTATTCAAGATGCTGAACTTCTTCGTTTGCGTGTTGCTCGCGGTCGTGTAGAACGTGATGTCGCGGCCGTTTTCCATGCTCAGGATTGCATCTTCAGCGAGCGTGGAGTTCAAGTAATGCCGCATCCAAAAGCCGCAGTTAGGAAAGGTGCAGCCGCCAGCGCCGGGGTCATTGGGGATGTAGGAATACAATCCGCCGTAGGTTGATGCGGCATTTTGCGGAGCGACTCCGAAATAACCTGACCCAGCGCCGTTGTTCATTACGAATTCAGAATACTGGTCGCCTGTCCCGCTGAATCGAAAGCCCGTAGGTTGCGTGGCTGCCGTTGAGGTGCGGGCGATTATCGGTAGAGCGGCAGTCCCATCATTGAGAAATAATCCATATCCAGGTTGCCCCCAAGGATTGATACTGGCTCCCACGCCTTCGATTTGGAATGGCGTGCAGGAAACGCCGCCACAAATGTCGTCCCAGAAACTGTTTCCTGTTTGTCCGGTTATGTTGTTTTGCTGGAAAAGAGGGACAACGAAAGTGCCTGTGATCCGGTTGTTTGCAAACATCGCATTCGTCAACCCCGTCGTTACACTGGCTGGCTCAGCGAATGTTGCCGATGCGCTGTTGGAAAGAAAGAAATTGCCAATAATAAACAAGGAATCGGGGAAAATAGCGCTTCCTGGGTCTCCGTATTGCAGAACGCCGGTTGCAACGTTCGGCCCTCCGGATACGCTCTCAAAATAATTATTAGTGATTCTTGTGCCATTCACCCCCACTGAAGGTCCGGGGCCGATACGAATACAGGGTGCGCAAAAATTAAAATTGTTGTCGTAAACTTCGGAGCCTTGCCCGTCCACCCATACCAGAATTCCCGTGGGCATCGTATAGGTGACATTGCCTGCTGATAGTTGATAGTTGAACGAAAAATTATCGTGGATATGCGCTTGATCGCTAAATCCTGATGTTGCATCTACACGGAACCAGTTTCTTGCTACCCCATCATCGTTGATGATTTCGTTGTTCGGTCCTACGTAGACGTTGGAAATATTGACGCTGATATAAATGCCATAGACCGTGGACGTATTGTTCCCGAAATCATAAAAAGTGTTGTTCAAGATTGTAGGCGACAGAACTACAGGATTGAAAAATAACCCCTGCGTCATGCTTCCGCCGCCAGTCCACCCACACCCGTCGATGGTATATTGCGAATTTAATTGTTGGTTCGTTGCGTTTGTAGGGGCAAATGTCAATCCAGTGGGGCCAAAATCGGCAGCATGAGCGCTTCCGGTATAATTGAGCATCGCGCCTTCACCGCATAGAAGCACTACAGGGCGCGTGAAAACCAATCCTCCTGAGTACGCATACGTGGCGTTTGCTCCTGCGCTGCCTCCGGGAATATAAACAACCGGACGGTCTTGGATGCTGGACCCCCCGGCATAGGCGTTCACAGCCGTTGCCAAAGCGGTCAGAGCCGTGTTGTTTGCTGCTGCTGAATTTGTTGCGAGTAGTCCATACGCTGGGTCCGTAGCGTTGAATACTTTTCCTTGATAGCCTGCTACTGCCGTTGCCGTGATCGTCCCGGTCCCCGTAGCTGATACCGACCCTCCCGTCCCCACTGTCACGCCAGTTGTGATCGGATTCGTGATGCCCCCGCCGGAGCCGCCCCCAGACACTACCGTTGGTGGGGGTGGATTCAAAGTTATTGCTTGAGGAGAGCCGACTCCCACAACAACAAGTTGATTATAGCAATTTCCGGTCGTCACTGAAAAACAAACCGTGAAATACCATTGCGTCCCCGCGGGCGCGACGCAAGCATTCGCTGGAAGGGACATCGTTGCCAAACCGCTTGAAAGCGTACCCGACTGATTCGCCGTAGAGCCTCCCCCACAAACGAGGGAAAAGCCTGTAATAGGCTGTCCGGGAGGAAGTCGTAACGAGACACTCCAAGCCCCATTCCAAAAAGCGCTCGACGTGTCTTGAACGGTCAAATTCACGGTTGTTTGCGCTTCGGCGAGCGAAGCAAACGATAGTATTGTTAATAGAAGTAACAGTAAACGTGTTTTCATTTGTAAACCGCCGTCCATGTCGTGCTACCACCAGTACCGCCAGTACAGCCGACACCCGCCGTAGTAATACGCATACTAACTGCGTGACCTGCCGTCATCGAGACCGACAAAACACCCGAATCGAAAAACGCAGTTCCATTCGAGATTGTCAGGCTGGCAAGAGCAGATGCGGCCGTCTCGTCGTAGAACGCTACTACCGGAGCCGTAGAGCAGCCCGACACCTGAAAACCGACGTAACCTGTAAAACGAAGCAAAGTATGTGCGGACGGAAGTACTGTCTCGGCGTATGTTCCAGTATTTGCAGTCGCTAGCCATGCCTGAGTCGTGGTGCTGTTTACAAACTGGGGTGGTGCGGGAGCCGACCAAGTAGCTTCGCTTACTCCCGCAACGGGAATCGCAGCCCAGGTACCATCGCCGCGCCAAAGAGTAGAACTACTAGCACCGGTACCTCCGTTGAAAGCGCCGATGATGAGATTGCCTGAGGAGTTGATAAAGGGGTTGGAGGCGTAGGTGAGGGAGTCACCGGAGTTCTTGCAAATTCCGATATCGGCGCTGTTGGCGTTGTTTCGCCAGTTTATGCAGTCCGTAGTTGCAAGACGAACACCACCGCTTCCAGCCAAAGTGCCGGTTTCGGTTCCTAGATAAATACCGACAATTCCGCCAGACGGAAAAGAGAGTCGATTTAAGCTGTCTCCAACTAGCTGCAAATCACCAGTATTAGCTGCGTTTCTCCAACTAATAGCGTCTCCGTTCGCTAGTCGAATAATTCCTGATGCAGCCGGGTTTGCAGTAGAGCTTTGAAAAATTGTAGACGTTATTAGCGGCGTAGATAAAGAAGTACTAAACGTTTTCGCTCCGGCGATGCTCGCTGCTAGAGTCGTGGCTACGCCTCCAGAAGTAATGACGTCTCCGGTTAGATTCGTATTTGTTACCGACGTCGCTCCAGAAAAAGCCGCAAGATTTCCGGCGGCCGGACTTCCAGTCGTGGTGACAAACCCCGACGCAGAGCCACACGGCCCCCCGGTCGTTACGAGCTTCCCACCCGTAGTCGCCTGAACGCAGTTTCCAGTCGTCAACGAGGTAACGCTTAGATTCGTAGAGCTTACGTTACCAGAACCATCATCTGTGACTTGGGGGTCACACGACACGGCGATACCTGCGGTCGCGTAATAAGCGACCTTTCCACTCGACAAACAGCTATTCACCGTGCCGGAGCCACTAATCGCCGCCGGCGAAACAAACCACTCATTGTATCCGACGACGCCAGCCCCGGTTATCGACACCGTGTACGTCTGGCCAGCTACTACCCAGATGTTAAAGTTGCCGTTTATATCGGCGTTTGTCGGATTGCTAAGCTGACAACTAAGCGAAAGAGCTTGACAGGAGTAAATGCTGGTTGTAGCTCCACACGGAATCGCCGTTATGTTGCCGATGCAAACGGTTATAAAAGCACTCGGCACGGGCGATATCACAACTCCAATCGAAGTTTGCTTGGCGACTAGGGCTATATCGTGGAATGGGATTCCTTGAGCTTTGCTTTGAGGCGTAAAGAGTCCAAGCAAAACGCCAATGATGAAAAGACGAATAACTGCGCTCGCGACCGTCGCCCGTAGAGTAAGCTGTGTCTTAGTCGACGCGACGCTTCCTGTATAGACATCAACAGCTCTGTCTTTTTGCATAATCCAATACCCTACGGGTAGACGACCTAGATTGTGGTTGACCGTAAAATCTGTATTAGGAGCAGCCGGAGTCACGACGTTTACCCACGCTCCGTCGACGTTGTCTGCGTTCGTACCGTCGCCAAAGCCTATATGACCGTTAATAACGTCGGTCAAGTGCTGATAGATACTACGAAGCATCGTGACGAACGTCGCAAGCGACTCCTTCGTCGGCAAGACGGTCGTAAAGTTAAGGTTGGGAGTCGCTTTCATTTTAGTTCTCTATCAAGCCGCCTCGTTGTTCCCCGCCGAGGTCAAATATCGGGGCCAGCTCGACAATAGCCGCAACACTAAACGCCGGTACTGACACCGTGTACTGAAACCGCAAACCGGGTAGATTGAACTCTTGAACGTAGTTAAGAACGTCGCCGCTTCCAGTACCGAGTGTAAAAGAAAAATTCGTCGACTGTCCCTGCTCGTTGGCGAGCAAAATCGTAAACGTCGTTTGACCTAAGTCAATAAACGACAAGCGGAACTTCTTGACGATCTTTTTGTGTCGACGATCACCGAAGATAAGCTTACCTGAGGTAAGACTCGCCGGAAGCTCAGAGGTGTTCGTAAAGTCGACATAACCTGCCGTACCGTCGTTAAAGCCGAGCAAGAAGCCCTCAAATGGATTGTTCGACACAAGAGTCGCGGGCGACCATGTCTGAGCTTGAATCGTTCCGGTAAGGTCCATAATACGAATCTGTTGATTCTTAAAGAAAACTCCCATCGACTTTATTGTCTTGTTGTAGGTAAACTGAGTCCAGTTCGCCTCGTCAAAGTTGTAGACCCAGACCGAAACGCCGGGGATTGCGAGCCAGTACGCCCGAAAAACCTGCCCATTTACTGAGTACGTAACACGTCCGTAAATCGTTTTGGGGTCAACGGCCATGACGTCCGTCAAGATACGGGAGCGTGCTCCTAGCCGACGTCGTTGGTCAATAGGCATGTCTCCAATAGGGGACATCGACGAACCATCGAATAGGTAAACATTATCAACGCCGAGCGAAACCTCGTATTCACGACCATTATCGTCGAAGTGGTCGACGCTATAAGGAGCGATAGTACCTTGCTTCGCATTGATAATCGGCGGAAAGGAAAACGGAGCGACGCCTATTCCAGTGGGGATGATCTGTATGTTCCCCTTTTGATGAGTGCCGAAGCCGTATTGTCCAATCTTCTTCAAGGCGTTTATAGGTCCGAGGTTGTTTACGTTGTCGTTAAGCCCAGAGCTAAAACTCGTCCAGTCAGTCGGGTCGCCTATTCCTGACCAGTAATAACGCTGAGGGAACGCAGGGTCAACAACGACGAGATGCAAGCCTATCTCAGCTATATACTTCGCGTGAGGGGCGGATGCGACTTGAAGATACGTCGCCGCGATGCCATCCCAAGTAAAGAGCTTGTCGACGCCTTGTGAGAAGCAAAGGAGGTAATTCAAAGCGTCCCAGGCGAAAAGATTCGACGCGGTGCCTGAAAAGGCTGGACCTGTTATTTGGGTCCAGCCTCCGCCAACGAATTGCCATAGCTTTGTCGGGGTAAATACGACTTGAATCTGAGCGCCAAGAGCGTTGAAGAAGTCGGCGACGCCCATAATAGGCTCGTTAGGCGTCAGCGGAAACGGGGGTAGAGCTGTCCAGCCAGGACGAACATACGCCGCTCCCTTTCGAAACAGAAAGTTCTTAACGTCGGCAAAGCCAAACGCCTCAATCTCGGTCGGAGGCAATTCGCTCTGAACACCTCCAAACGGACCTGTAAGAGCCGCCTCGTAGAGCTCCTCAGAGCGTGCTTGCGTTCTGTCTTGAAGCTGTGCCATTACAACTGCTCCGCGATAATCTGGTTGAAATTCTGACTGTCGGTAGGGGCGTTATTCTGCATAGTAATCGTGATGTTCTGCCCAAGTGTCGTGTCAAGAGCCGAAGTCGAAGTAAAAACATTAGTGGCACTTCCGCCATTGTCGAAGACAGCGTTCATTATCTGAGAGTTAGCGGCTCCTCGATTACCCAGAAAAAAAGAACAGACGATTACCCCAGTCCCGGGAACGATGTAAGTAACCAACAAAGTTCCGCCAAATCTAATTCTAATAACCGGACTTGCACTAAAGACGCCAAAATTAAGACTGAAAGTACACCTGACAACCCCACCAACTCCCATCGAATTCGCGGCTACGGGAATCGTATGGACGACGTCCTCTGTTGCAGTTCCTGTATGTACGTGGAGTGTGTTGTCCTTAAAAGCGACAGTAGGTCTGATTCCTATAATAGCGACGGTGATATCGACCCACGCCGCGCCGTTCCATTGAAAGATTTGGCTCGTGTCCGTCGATAGGTAGATAAGACCGTAGCCGACCCCACCCCATATCGCGTTTACAATCTCAGGTGTTGGGCGATTAGCAAATACGCCGCTAAGCAACGACATACGCTGCATGACATCAAGACGGACTTGACGTAGGTCCGCGCCGAGCAAGTTTGCTAGTTGAGTATCCGGCGGGAACGTTGTGTCCCAAGCGTTCGTTGGTGTCGGTGGGAATGGCATTAGCTCGCTACCAACTCTCCAGTTCCGGCTTCGACCTGTTTGACTCTGTCATCGTAGAGCCTTAGCATCTCGGGGTCCTTCTTCGAAGTAACCTCAAGAGGCTCACCGATGTTATCTTCGATCCAGTCGTAAATCTTCATAAGCTGAACGTACTTCGCCGACTCACCCTTGCCATCCACCGAGCCACGCGCTGTCAGGATACGTACTTCCTTCCCTTCGTTAATCCACCGCTTAACGCGCTGAACCATCTTAGGAATCGGCGCTCCGATATCATCGCTCCAGCCGCCGTATTCAGCGAGCGTGCCGTCAAGATCGACGCCTATCCAGCCATCACGCTCAGCACCAAGCACAAACTGAAGCTCTCGATAGTCTTTCAAACACTGCTCAGCGAGGTCGGTTCGGTACTGTAGCGAGGGAATCTTAAGCTTGCTTATCTGATGATAAACACAAGCGAACGCCTGCCCGATAGACCGCCCTTCGTAATTCATCACGCCGAGTATGCCGACACCGTGCGTGGTCTGAAGCTCCCCGTCAGCAAACATGACGCCGTAGGGATAGAAATACTGACGAGCATCGTCGTCAAAGCCACGAAGCGCAATCGAGTCCTCGTTATGATACTTTTCGTTAGGCCAAGGAGGTATGCTAAGCCTCACTCCTGCCCCAAAACCCTGAACCAAATGAACATCAGGAAGCTCGCCGCAAGCCAAAGAATCAATACACCGACCAAAATCGAAACCGCTAAGGCTATGGAGTAGCGTAGGCAAAGCATCATAACCGAAGCGAGGCGTGAATTCGAGTCCATAAACCCCCTCCTCGTTAACAACGCAGTTGATATCAATAGCGCCGACGTAGCTGCGTTCGCGCAACGCTTCTGTTAACTTTAGTAACGTTTCTTTCACCAAAGGGTCCTTAGAGTCGCAAGGCCATACGACGTTTCCGGTGCATCCACCCGACGGTCCTAGATCGCCGTCAAGAAACTGCTTACGCTCAATCGTGTGGTTAAACAAGCCTTCGACCCACTCCGTGCCGTTGAACCAACCCTCGGTCGATACAGCGATACCTTCGATAAACTCCTGAACTGTAAGCTCGACATCCGAGGAGCCACACTCCTTTTCGAACTGTTTGAGCATCGACAAAGCATCCTCGAAGTCCGACGCCACGTATGACGGAACGACGCCACTAAGCACACCTTCCGGCTTGAGAACTACCTTCCCAGATAACTCTGCAAACTTTTCGGCTTGCTTCGCAGCGTCGCTCCATGACTTAACACTCACAGATTTGGGAGTTTCTATTCGAGCTTTCCTCATTACCTCTTCAGCATATTGTCGGTTAGCCTCCAGTTTGTCGGCGAAGCCTCCACCGCCAAAGATTCGAATGCCGGCGTCTCGAAACGAGTCCATGATCTCGCCGAAGCCTGTGCAGTCGGCTATCACGGTTTGACCCATTTGGTACTCGTCCGAGTAGTCGACGAGACCTTTTCCTTGAGTGTCATGGGCGCGGTCGAATATCTTGATCTTGGCGTCGTGGCCTTCTAGTTTGAGTCGCAAGGCGAGGCCAACGCCGTCACCAGCATCGCTTAAGATGAGAAACTTACTCATGTCGTCGAGAGCTCCGTGTCTGTCAAAATCTGTGCAGGCTGAGGTACGTATTGAAAATGCGAAGGGTCGCCTTTTCCGCCGTTGACGTGCACCCAACGACCGCCCCATTCCATGCCGAGGCGTTCGCCTATCTCGCCTATTTTAAGCCAGAGCGGGTTTGAAGGGTCCCAGTCGCTCTTGTGTTCCTCAAGTATAGCCTCGGGCACGATATCAATCGCTTCGCTCTTTCCCTCCGGAGGCTGAGGCTCATGCTTTGAATGCGAGGTCCAAGACACGCCTTGAGCAAGCTTCGCTTCTTGCTCCGTGGGAGTGCGGCCAGTGTCCACAACGCGGCAGGGAATGCCAATAGTAGCGCAATCGTCGAGAAGCTCTTGAGCTTGAGGTCGAAAGTACGACGCAAGCTCATCAAGACTGTTTCCCATAAAGCCTCACTTGACATGCAGACGCAACGTCGTTCCAGCAGACAAAACCGCCACGATAAGTCCCTCGAACCAGTTCTCCAAATTGTACGTCTGTATTTCTCCTACTTGACCGGCGCCAGCAATTTGTGACAAAGCAAGAACGATGGACTTGTTATTCCTATCCCGAATATCAGCCAGGACTGTCCCAGGAACCTGAGCAGCACCACCAACGACCTCAATAAACTTGATGAAGTCTTGGTAGGGATAAATTACTCCAGGACCGGCTGTGTCGATAAACCAAGGTCGCGCTGAGATATCATTCGCCATAATCCCTCACTTGACCAAAAACTTCAAAACGAGGCTAAGCATAAAACTGAGTAGGGCAAGTCCAATAGCAACGTAGATTGCTTTCTGGCCTTTAACCCCATCAGCCAAGAGCCTAATAGCCTCGTCACGCGACTTAAACTTTTGGTCGGTCAACTCGCGCTCGGCTCTTATAGCACGGTCGACGAAGTCTTTTGTGACCTGTTCTTCCATTGTTAATTGAAGTTAAACTCAAGGTCGATATCAAACCCGAAGAACGTGTAGGTTCCTGCACCTGTTGTCGCAATCGCGACCTCAAGCCAGAGCGCAGCGTCACTCAGAGTAAAGTAAGGAAGTACAGGAACAGCCACCTCCGTGACATACGGCTGAGCCTGAGTCGCGGTCTGCAACCCGTTGGCTCCGTTGGCCAGAACAACTGTGTTGATAGGAGCAAGATTGTTGAAATACTGAACAGAGTCAATACGAAGATTGTGAGTCGTGAGCGCGGCTCCGGCAATCGAGTAGATAACATCAATACCAAGGAGACGAAAGCCTTTCGTTTTGAACGCGGAGCGAGGCTGAAGCTGCTGCGCGACGTTCATCCCCGCGGGTGCGGCTCCAGTCCCACGAACGTCAGGACGGTAGTCACGAACCTGAGCAGATCCGGCGATACCCGCGCCACCGAATTGCTCTTGCAAATCCTCAAAGAACCCAAGACGACGAAGGAGTAGCTGCGCTATATTGACAGCTATAAACGAAGTCGAGGTGTTGGGAAAGACAAGATTGTATCCGGGGGGGACGCGGGTTGTAACTCCGGCCGTTCCTGTGAAGATGACATCACCAGCTCCGGCAAAGATATCTGCGTCCGTAAAGCCCAAATCCTGCATGTATCTACTTTGAGTGTGTGGCATTTGACCCTCCTAAAGGTCGCATCGCGGGAGCGATGTCTAGTAGCCAAAAAACCGAAGGTGCCTTGCTGTCTATCAACCACCACGCATCGCCAGCCCCAAGCTCAGCAAAGGAGGTCTAGCAAGGCACCATAAAGACTTAGCGTTCATCGTCGTCAGAGGCAACGGGTTGCTGCAAAATGTCTGCAACTTGCATCTCTTGATCGGCGCTCTGAGAAAGCGTTTCCTGAATCAAATAATCACGGTAGAAGGTTTGGGGATCGTCGTAGCACTTCGGGCAAACGAGCAATCCCCTCCTTAGACCTGGCTGACGCCGTAGCTGAGAGCATCTGTACTCCCAGTTACAAATATCACATCGGTGCCAGGGATCTCCGACAATCGCGGTATGCGATTGATTAGGCATTACGGCAGCGTCACCGCTGTCCACGTTCCCGCTGCGCAGGTATACACCGTCGAGGTTGTCGTACCTTCAACAACAAACATTCCCGTCAAGGCTGTACAAGCACTCGTCGGCGTTGCCGGACCCCAGTAGTAGACAAGTGGATAGGGAAGGATTGTTATCGAAAAGAGCATGGACGTCGTCGTATCACCAGCCGTAAAAGCCGTGATGTTAGGTGCGATGAAGTTAGCTCTTGCTACCGAGGGAAGAGCGTAGCTCCCCGTCGCGGTACAGGTGATTGCCTGTCCTACGTTCGCTAAAGCCGCTACAGTAGCTCCGGTCTGAAGCTGAACCGTACAGGCGCTAGGAGCGGTGCCTGTCAAAGTCCAGCTTAGAATCGCGGTTGGATACTGAGCATTCTCGAACAAAGCCATGTTCGCGGCGTTCGAGTTCGGATAGGTAAGCAACGTACCGGGAGTCGCCGGTCCGCCAGAGCCACCAACGAAGTTGGTCGACACGGTGAAAACCGCCGGGCTATTCAACGAACAGCTTGGCGTCGAGCTTGCACTCAGCGTGCATATCGTAGCGTTAAGCGTCTGAAGCGTCTCAGCGCCCGAAGCACCGGCGCTCGCGCCGATGTAGACACGATAGCCGATGACCGTGCCGATCCCCTGAGCCGCCACCGGAGGAAACACCGTTACCGTCGACGTCGTGCCAGTTGTCGTAATAACCGACGTGGCCGCGGTGTCAACTGAGCACGGTGTCTCGGTGTTAGCTGCTGAGAAGAACGTCACGCAGATGCGATACGATCCCGCCGCGACAGCGCCTCCGGTGAGGGAGGTTGACGCTCCGGTAGCGATCGAGGTTGAGAAGTTTTGCCCGACCGTCACCGTAGGCGGAGCTAGGGCGATGGTGTCGATGAAGCTCTGCGTAAAGCCGACTTGCTGAGCGCTCGTCGACAGGGCACAAAGAGCGAGAATTGCAAGAAGTAGTGTTTTCTTCATTGTAGTCTCCTATGGCCCATTCGAGCCAAAAGTTCCCTCCCACACGGTGGCTCCCACCGAAATACGCATGAAGCTCACCTGCTTGATGGAGCGTGTGTCGAAGTCGTCGGCAAAGTCCTCGTCAAGCTCGTGCCTCACGAAGTACTTCAGACGATGAGCCATCTTGTCCGCAATGACGAACCACGCACTTTGTGACGTCAGATAGTGACACACAAAATACTGTAGGTCCTCGGCCAAGACAGCGTTGATTTCGTTGTCTGCCGTGTAAGGCTTGTGAGGTGAGCCGAGGATTTCACGAGCGATCCACTTGAGCTCAGGAGGGATAACGACCGTTCTGGGCTTGATCGTAATGGGGAGGCCCTGGCTATCAGGCAGACGCTCGAAGAAGTTGACCATTAGCTGAATAGCTGTGAAGCTTAGATCAACGTCGACGACCGGCCTGTTCGGGTACGTCCCGGCAGAGGCGATAATGTTGGCGATGCCCGGTGCAACAGAAGTCGCTGCCGGACCTCCGAGTAGGGGATGGGACGTGTTAAATAACGACAGGCCGTCGGTCGTGGTAACTGTCGTGAATCCGAGGTTAAACACGTTGAAGGCTTGCTGTTCTTTAACAAAGTGTGCGCTCCTCGCTAGTGCTTTTGGCACTTGGTTGATGACATTGTACTGATCATCTTCGTAAAGCTCAAAACTGCATCGTACACCCAGACCGTAGGTCAGGTGCAGATACCGCTTCGCGCCGCCTTGGATAGCGTCGGAATAGGAAATCGCTTCGCCCTCCGGCTTCTCCACCAAAGGAGGCAAGCCGGCGAACTCGACTTCGTCTTCATAAGCCATCTTCGAGGTCTCGACGTGGAAGATGTGACTGTACTCCTCGTCGCGCTGAAGAAGATCGACCCAATGGAGGAACTCGTCGTGCAGACCGGGCGCCATGAGTTGAGCGAACTGCCCACGTACCATTGTCATATTATGCCACCAACTGTGCTGCGGCCGGGAGCACGATGAAATAGACGCCGCGAGTAGTTACACCGATAACACCTTGGTCGTTAGGGTCAAGACGCACGATCTCGACAACAGCCGCGGCGCCTCCCTTTGTCTTGTCCACGTACCAATGACCGTCTGCGTCGAGGGTCAGGCCGTATTGTTTGCCAACGTCAGTAGCAAGCGTAAACTGAGCCGGACCGACTTGGCCGAGGAAAACGGTGTCAGCCACCGCGACCTCGAAGCCTTGTCTACCGTCACGAAACGCTGGGCGGCTGATGTTAACCGCCAAAGGCTCGAACGGAACCTGACCGCCGAACGACGGTTGTGGGTTTGGATTCACAGCTGCCGTCGGCGTTACGCCGAGAGCAGCCAGATTGTTCCCAAACTCCTTAGAGAAGCCCGCAATCCCAAACGCGACCGTAACACCATCCCATGCCTTTACGCCCCCGTCACCGGCGGCCAACTGCACAGGAGTCCCTGCCAGAAACGTTTGGCCAGCTTCTTCAGGTAGACGACGCATACGGGGTTGGTTGCCCGACACCGTTTGTATCGAGTGTATTTCTGCTGAAGCCATCTGTACTCCTTTCTATTAACTTTCGTAACAATATCGACAGGGGCGTGCCGATAAACCTTTTACGTGTTGTCCTTCGTCGCGGCGTCGACCTCGGTCAACGGAGGCACGTACATCGAAACCTTGTTTTTAATCGCAGGAGGCACCTGTAATGCGTCTGACGGGTGTAGACGAGAATCGGAAGCTTGATGCTCCTTTCCTCCACCTTCGAGTGTCACACCAGGCTTTTTCATTCGCAGGCGAGCGTTCTGCTCGTTCCACTTTTGATTGCCGATGTAATCGGCACGAGGCATCTTGAGGAGGATTAGATCGCCATACATAACACGACCGTCACGACAAAGCGACGGCGGAACAGGGTGACCTTCCGTCGTGATAACGTCCTCAGGCTTCGCCGGTACGAATCCCATTGCGATAAGCTGGTCGTAGCGCAGACCAGACTCCTTCTCGCCGACCGCTCGATTACCGAAGAACAACGACATATTTGGGTTCCTCGGCTTTAGATTCAGAAAGTTGGGCGCACGAAGGGGCTTTGCCTCAATCTGCTCCCACGGAATAGCCACCTCGACAGACGGCTTCGGAGGCTGAACAGGAGGCGGTGATGTCGACACGGCGCCCGGACGCTGGATCGGGGGTAGGTTCTGCGACGTAATCGTTGGATTAGACATTGACCATCACCATCGCTTTCTTACGCTTTGCGTAGTTCTCATACGACACGCCCATCTTATCTGCGACGTGCTTCTCCTGATCCGTCAACGACTCCGCACCTTCCTTGGGCTTAGAATCTCCATTCGCAGGAGTCCCCGGCCCAGACGAAGGCTCCAAGAAGTTGTACTTCTTCTTACGAATCTCGGGATTGGAAAGCTCATCAGCGTGGACGCCCTTCATGTGATAGAAGATACCAATCCACGCTTCGGGGTTGACGAGCTGAACCGCAGCGTACTTCCGCGACTCGGCGTCGATCTCGGCGGTCCAGGCACGGAAGAGTCGGCCGTCCATTGAGCGTCCGTTAGAAGCAAGGTCGGCGTTGTCGAGCTGTTGCTGCGCGAGCATCCTCGCGGTGCGAGCGTTGTTCTGAATCGTAAGAGCTTCGAGCGGCGCTAGGCGTTGATTGATCGCCTCGGCGGGCTTTTCGAGGATGTTCTCGGGAGTGAGGTCAACGCGGTTGTTGTCGTTGTTGGGGGTCTTATTACGATTAGCCTCAGCCGCCGCGAGTGCGGTCTTGACCTTATCAAACTCGGTCTGAATCTCCGTGACCTTTGTATCCGACTCGGCCTGACGAGTCTTTAGGAGCTCATGCTCGGCTTTGAGCTTATCCGCGTCCTCAAGCTCCTTAGCGACTTGCTCGGGGGTCTTGTCTCGCAATCGAGGCGGTAACTTCTCTTCTTCCTTCTTAGCGTTGATACGATCTAGCCATCCCACGACTATTCCTCCTTCAAGGGCTGAATTTTACCACCCATAACATCTCGCTCATATTGGCGAAGATCGTCTTTAAGAGCGAAAATCAAATCGATGATACCTACACTTCCCTGAGCTCGATAAACCTGAGCATCGACCTCAGACTCCATGAGTTTTTTGTTCTCACGAAGCCTCACATCCTGAAGCCACTCATTGAAGAGTAGGGCCTCCTCCTGGTTTAGCCAATTCAGGACCGCCGCCGAGTGCGAGAGGAGGCGTTCCCTGGGGCGAAGTTGGGGCATTTTCATTTGACGGGGCTCCTTGCTTCAACGGATCGGGGACGAGGCGCTCAACCTCATCGTGGCCGAAGTTACGAAGAATCTTCTTCATCAAGAGGTTCGATGCAATGATAACCTCTACGAAGTACTGCTTAACCTGAGGCGGGGTCATGACCGACTGCATAGAGCCAAGAAGCTGCGCGACCATTTGGTAATGGCGCGACATCATCTGCGACAGCATCATGTCGTTCTGCTTCTCGACCTCTTTGTTGATAGACGCCGTCGAGGAGTAGCACGGTAGTCCCATTGTACCGTCGGCAATCATCGAAAGAGCCTTCTTGATAAGGCTCTGCTTCTTGCCGAAGAGTCCGACACGCTTATCGTGATGCTTGCTATCGTAGCCGAACTTGCCATACTGAAGCGAGATGAGTCGCATCAAACGAACGTGGGCATCACGCATGTCCGATACGTTGAGGTCTTTACGGGAGTTACCCTCCTGCATAAGCGACAGGGTACCCATCGCACTGTAGATACCACGCTTCGTGTTCGCCCCGGCTCCCATACCCTGCTGAGGCGGACTTACTCCCGATCGGCGCTCCGCAAGCTCAAGAAGCAAGCGGAGCTCATCGAGGTTAATCTGACTAACATCACCGTGAGCCAAAGCCTCAATCTCGTCCTTCGCGGCAGGTAGCATCGCTGAAGGATAAATCCTATAACCCTGATGCAGCTTAGAGTCAGGATCAACTCGCCATACACGAGTATTCGCGACGGTTTGGTTGTCGCGGTAGCCATTGTATGTCTCCGACGAACCTTCCTGAAACATCCAAAGTATCTCGGCGAAGCCGTAGCCAGGATACATATCGTCACGGTGAGCCATGCGCGCGCCGACAAACCATTCTTGGGCGAAGTTGTCGTATACGGCGCGAAGTATCTTGTCCGACTTTTCGTGATACGTCACGATCATCCGAGGCGCAAACGCCTCGTCTTTGTAGCGATACGATACGTAACACTCCCAGACATCCCACTCTTTGTGTCCGTAGGACGCAGTCGTGCGCGCGCCGAGTGTTTCTTCCTGAGTAGCTTGGTCGGTCGTTGGCGATGTCCTATCAGGAAGCTTCAAGACCTCATCGACCATCGCACGATCGTAGACGTCCGAGAACTTCCGCTCCTCAAGCTCGTGCTGAAGCATCGTACGCTTATGACACTTGATGTCCATGTCATCAAGCGTCTTGGCCATGATTGGGTAGTAAAAAGCATTGAATGGAAGCTTCTCAGGGCGCGGGCCTTCGTAAAGAGTCTTGGTCAAGAAGTCACGAGGCTTACCAGTACCGTCGCCACCAGGGATAAGGAAGTCGCGGGTCTTGTGCTCCCAAGGACACTTGAAGGTGATGGTACCATACTTAATGCACTCGCGGAAGCCTTCGTTGTAGACCCGATATAGGTCGAGTTCAGACGGCTCAATGGCGACATACTGCATAAACTCTTCGTAGGCTTCCTTATACTCGTCCGACTCTGGTCCGAAGTCGCCCAAGACCTTAGCGACGATGATAGGCTGCGTCTTGAAGATAGCCGCCATGAGCTGAGCGTGGAGGGTATCGGTGTGGATTGCGATAAGAGGGATAATGAGGTTAGAGGCGTTTTGAAAGGGAAACTGTCGTTGCTCCTCACGCGGTCGAGCTTCGTACGCCATTCGCCACTTGGTAATCTTTTCTTCGTAAAGCTCCCTCATCGAGTCTTTAAGCTCCAAGACTCGACGCTTGAGGAATTTAGACAGGTCTATCTTCTTTTCCTCAGAAAGCTTCGCGACGATGAGTTCTTCGGCCATTGAGAATTAAAAGTGAATCTGTGGACCAGTACCAATCGACGAAAACGACTTGTTGACGACGCCCGCTATTCCGCCAGTTGCTCGATTGTAGTCGTAGGAGATCGTCCACGCCATGTGACCGGCGATGGGGTAAGTAATGCTCTGCGAGAGCGTATAAGCGAGGCGATTGCCGTCTACCGAGCTCAAGAACTTTCCGGCACCTGCGCATGATGTCGAGACGAAGTTTGACGTATCAAACAAAAGATTTGGCACTTTAGGCAACGAAATCCAAAAACAGCCCTCGCCAAGCTCCCATCGCTGTCCGAGCTGCGGAACGGCAATGTGCTTGTAATTCGCGTCGAAGCCTCTCGTCGCCGCTGTGTTTCGATAGACCGCTACGCCGAACGTATCGATCGTTGCTGGAACCATCTTTCCGTTACTATCGTAGCCTGTAAACGACCCGCTAATCGTGACGTGGGTTACTGGGATGTCAGCAGGTACCGGCGTAGTCACCTGAGCAATGCCCGACGTCGGCGATAGGAGCATTAACAGCAAGACTACAGCCGCAGGCTTGATTGGCGATTGCTTCAGCAAAGCCGCTACGAGCATCCCAAGAACTCCAGCAAACGCACTCTTCGGATGTGCTGTGATCCAACTCTGGATCGAAGGTACGAACCAATAAAGAGCCGAAAGAATCCAAGTCGCGTGTAGAGCCCACCAAGTTTTGATATGGCTAATCAAAGTACTCATGTTGTTCTCCTTGTTTGAGGTTAATTGTCATCACCAAGAACCTTGTTTACCCATCCTGCTAACCACTCCGCGACAAGCGCAGGAACGTCGAGTAGAAGCAAAAACGCTCGCCGAAGGCGTTCCTTCATTGCTGTCCCTTCATCCTAAGATAAACTGCATACCAATCCGTCGCAATCTGCTTCTGCGCGTCAACAAGCTCCATTTTTCCTGTGCAGACCTGGGCATGAAGCCAGTTCTCAACCTTGTCCTTCTCGTGAGCTCCGGGGACAGGAAGATACGGCTGCGGCCATTCGTTCTTTGGACCGTTGTCGCCGCCGAGCTCAAGAGGTATAAGGTGATCTATCTCGCAGCATACTCCGGGTTTCTTCGTCGCGTGGTAGGTCGTGTAAACAGCCTGAATGCCTGGCTGACGAATCGCCTTGGTTGTCTGGTGGCAGACGACATTCTTATCGGTCGTGCGTACGATGCCAGGAGTGTAAAGCGGGTCAGGAAGCAAGGCAGGACCGCTGTGATGATAGAAAGCCGATTGAATCGGTGTGACCTGAAACAGGAACATTATATAGAGAACGAAGTTCATTATGTCCTCTTAATCCCAGACGACGCTACGCCTGTCGCAATGCGGGATGGTCCCCAAGTTCGCGAGAAGGGGTTTACGATACCGAGCTTCTTACGGTTCGCATCCGACTGAGCCGGAGCAAGCGTTGGAGCCTTCGGCTTTCCGAAAGTAGCTTTGCCGTTCGGCATCAGTGTACTCCCGTCGAGTAAGGCGCGTTGACTTGACGAGCGCCTCGTTGATTGTTGCCAAGCATTCTGATGTATTCCTCGTAGCGCTGAGGTTGCTTGATAAGCTGAGGAGCGTAGGCAAGAGCGTCGAGGATGTCTACGTAGCGCCCTTTCGGGAACGTTGTGTACTCGCCCAAGAAGTCTTGGAACTTCCGTTGAGTATAAAAGCGACCAGACTCAAAAATAGGAGCCAGAACATTTCGAATGCGCCACTCTTTCTTGCGGGTAAGCTCCCCGTCAGGACCTTCGACCTCACCCTTGAGCTCCAGAATACGAAGTGGTTGACCGTTCAATCGAGACATCTGCTCGATATGATGGCCAATATACCTCTGTGCGGCGATGGTCTCAAGCCCGATTTTGGTGAGTTTCCATTTACCCGCAAGCTCATATATCTTTGCATAGAAGGCATCATAGCTACACGCCTCGGCGAAACAGTCGAGGAGATAGTAATCTCCGGCTGCCGATAATCCAACAACGTTAATAGCGTGTCGGCAACGCCCAAGACCGGCGTTGCCGCTGTGATTCGGGTCAATAACCATGCCGACACGAAGATGGGAATATTCGAAGTCTTTCTTGACGACTCCGTCTCGCACTTCGTGACGTAGTATGCGCCTAAAGGCGTTTTTGTCATTTGGCTCCTCGATTGAGAAGTGGTTGAGCCAAGGCTCTTTGAAGTCGGCGTTCTCAGGCGCGGCGGGGTTGTTCAAGAACTGGCAGCTAAAGTGATAAGAGCCTAAGCGGTTGCGCCACCGCATAAGCTTTTCGAAGCTGAACTCTTCGGGGAAGATTGGTGTGTCGGGGGAGTGCTCGGGACAGCAACCGCCGAGGGCGGAGTGGGTAACGATGTTGAACCAGGGTGAGTGTTCTCGAATATGCGAGTTGAGATCGGTGTACGACCAGCGATTGCCCACGACGAACTCGTCGTTCTCGTGTGTCGCGGAGTCGGGATTCTCGAACGCTCCGACGAGGAGTTGGTGGTACTCGATGGTCTTTTCCATGACGCTTATAGACTCGATTGCCTTGCGTCCGACTAAGTCGTCTTGGACGAGCAAGCCGTCATAGTGCCTCGACTGAAGTGCGCCACCCACACCCAGGAAGTCAAAGGTGCCTTCCCCATGCGAAGACGCGCCAGTCGTCCTCCGATGATGCAACGAGTAGTTCGACCAAGTCTCAGCGGAGGTAGGGAGGATTTCAGGGAAGAGGACTCGGAACATTGCGTTTGAGCCATAGTGCCCACTTATACGCGAGCCGAGCTTGGCCGCGTTGGTGACGTTTTCTGCAACGAGGAGGTTACGAGCATCGCGTCGGTGCATTCGCTTCATGAAGGCTATAAACTCATCGGAGTAACCAGCCTGTCTGAAAGAAGCCTCGTCGCGCGCGTCGAAGGGTAGGGAGCGCCACATCGGGAAGCCTTCGCTGCAAATCGTGGACTTAAAGTGGTCGCGTGGAAGCTCGTAGACGTCTTTGAGGTGGTCGCGTTCGAGGGAGATGCACCAGTTCTTATGAAGGTGGTCGGTGAGGCGCTTTCGACCGAGGGTGTTCTTGATGAAGTAGTAAAGCGAACCGAGCGAGTTCAACCGCATCTTCCCAAGCTTAACGTCGTGGGAATCGGTCTTTAATATCTGAACTGGGGCAAAGGTCTGCAAAGGTCAAAGACAGTGGGGCTGTCTAATGAGCTGCTCTGTGCTCCTTCCCCGACCCTCGGCTAGGCGCAGGAGCGCGTTCGGCGAGGCGTCCCGCGGGCGGTCGGCTTGGCACGACGTTAAAGCCCGTCTTGTTGTTTGTGTTCTTGCGCCGCGTCGCGAAGCTCGGTATCTTGTCTGAAGCGAAACTGTCGGTAAGGGCGTATTTACGTGGCTGAGCCGACAGGCCCGTTGCGTCCTCGTCGGTGCGCTTCGGTCGGTTAGGCTTGCCAGTACGAGCCTTGGGTGAGGAGCTTGGTGCTATGAAGGAGCCGGCCATGTCAGTTCACCTTCGCCTTGTCGACGTAGCTAGAAGCAATGTCGTTGCCTGCCTCAGCTGCGGCGTCGAGCACCGAGGCAGGAACGCCAGGAGCGACAGCTTCCTGCTCAGCACACGCGGGTAGCGTCCGGTCGGGGTCACGGTCGAGGATTTCCTTCGCAGCAGCGAATGCAGTACGCATGTCTCGGCGTTGGGTCACGGCGTCCACCAGGAATCTAACGGCTGCGGGTACGGCTCCCCGAAGCTCTTCGTGTATGAGGTTTACTTTGCCCTTGAGCGCATCGTCCATCGCCGTAAGATGGCCGTTCATCAAAGCGGCTTCGTAGTCTTGGTATTCCTGAGTCGCGAGAATACGAGCAAGACCGGAGACCGTCATGTGAAGCTCGGTGGCAATCATCTTGTCAGAAACACCAGCGATCCTCCAGCGGGCTATCTGGGGTATCTTGATGTTCGGTATTTTGAGTGTAAAGGGCACTTACGTCTCCGAAACGATTACAAGCCCTGTCGGAGCACTCGGCGCAACCGGAGCCGCCACGGGCTGCGACGGAGGCAGTTGCAACGGCGAGCCGATTGGCGGGTCGAGCGTCTGCCATGTCACAGAGCCGTCTTGAGTGAGTCCACCAATGACGGGGTTGTATGCCACAACGCTGCCTAACGTGACGCCACCAACAATGGCTTCCTGATACGTCCCCGTCAAGCAATCGAAGAAAACACTCCCGAGGGCTACTGTTTTCCCTCGACCGTTGATGATGAGTATAATCGGGATGAACATCGCGACGCCGTTGGTATCCATCGTAATCGCGCCGTTTAGGGCGATGAGCTGACCGTCGACGCTTGCTCCGGTAACGAGCGTAATCGAGGTTTTTACGATCAAGATACCGCTAAAGACAGAGCCGGTTCCGATCGTAGCAGAGCTTCCAACGAACCAATAAACATTCGCTGCTTGAGCTCCACCGCGAAGGATAACAGCACCAGCCATCGTGAGCGCAGTTCCGACCTGAAAGATCCAAACCGCGTCGGCGTTTCCACCGGCGTCTAGAACGACATTACCGGTAATACCAAGAGAGTCGGGAGCGACATAGACACCAGGCTTGAGTGTCGTGCCGCCGATGTTAACGGCCGTTCCTAGGTTTGTCACGGAGCCGTCTGGGTTCTTTGACGCCATGCCTACATTGAACGCCGCAAGCGCGTCAGCCTGAGCCGCAATCGCGATGAAGTCGTCGATGTGCTCAGAACCGGTGTAGAAGCCGGGACCACCGGGAGTGTCGAAGCCAACGATAGAAGTGCCGGGAGCAACGCCGATGTCGCCCCGAACTTCTGAGGCTCCGGTGTTGGTAATGGTTGTGGCCGCCAAGACTCCGAAGCCCGAAGCCCGACCAAGCGAGATACTCGGCGCGCCGGGCGGGAAGGGAACAAAAACTGTCTCGACCTCGTTGGAGAACGGACTCTCGAGACCGCTTACAAACGCGGCAACTCTGTAGAAATACCGAGAACCGGGCAGGACAGTCGGGTCGGTGTACGAGGGCTTTACCCCCGGAGCGAATACAAGCGAAGCTGCCAAGGGAAGCGGTCCCTCGGCGTTCGAAGAAGCTCCCCTAAAAACGTCATACGAAACGTTCGCCTCTGGGTTTGGATTCCAATCAAGTGTTACTTGCGACATAGCTTTCCTCTCTAGAACATTCAAACTAAAAATGCGCGCCGCTGTCTGCGGCATTTACGCACCCGAATCCGTGACGGAGGCTGTGAAAGTAGCTGGAGCTGCGGTAGGAGTTGTTGGAGTGCCGGAGATCAGGCCGGTAGAGTCCATTGACAAGCCGGGCGGAAGGGAGCCTGCTGTAATAGACCAAGTATAGGGAGCAGTCCCTCCAGTCGCGGCAAGATGCTGAGAGTAGGGAACGCCTACCTGCGCGTTGGGCAGTACGATTGTAGTCACGACCAACGGTACAACGGCAGCAGGGAGTACGTTCATCGAAAGCGGTTGATTAACTGTTTGTGGCATTTTACTGAACCTTTCCTTTCAAGCTCGAAGTGTTAACGATGGGTGCTGGGGCGCTGGGACGTGCTGTCTGAGTCGACGGCGCGGGGGCGGGTGAGGGCTGTAGCTTCGCTAACGCGGCCTGGACTTCGTCGCTTGAGTGGGCGTCACAAACTGGGTTCGCAACCGCGGCCCAATCAGCGCGGTGAGAGCCAAGACCGCAAACGACGCATTTCTTTTCAACCGGCAAAGGAGCGAGACTTGAAGCCACGATACACCTCTGGTACAGCCTAGCTACATCGTAGCATAGATGTATGACAATGTCAAATCAGCCCTACTTATTAACAAAAATAAAACCTTTGCCTACAATAGTTTACAGCGATTTTCGATTTGACAAGAATCACTTTTTGTGCTATATTCCTGAGCATGTTTACTCAACTAAACAAACTAAGACTCGCGGCTATCTGGAGACTCGGAGCGAAGTGCGCGCGCTGTCCTGAATGCAATCCTTTACTTCTTGATATCGACCACGTAAACGGAGACGGCAAAATCGACAGGCAAACTAGAAGCCAATATCAAATACTGAAGGATATCATTCAAGGAATTGACTTAGATAGATTTCAACTCCTTTGCGTAAAATGTCATCGCTTGAAGACTTACGAGAACGGTGATCATATACCATACCTACACTCACTTGAAAAGATATGTAACGAAGTAAATCGAAAGCTTCAAGAAAGGTCTTGGAAGAAAAGAATTAGTGACGAGAAAAGAAAAATCGCAAGAGAGAAAATTACTCCAAAAGGCGTCACTCACGAAGACGGTACGCCGGCGACGGAATACAATCCGATTGTCATTACTGTGAATCCAAAGAACAAACCGGGAGACAACTATTAACAAAGTTAATAGAAGCGAAGTGCGTAAAAGACGAAAAAATTTTTCGCGGTTCCAAGACTCACTCTCGTCCACTTCCTCGTTTTGAGCCCCGGCGGGTCGCGTTACACCGACGTTACAGGCGAACACTATATGTGAGCAGTAGTGGTACGTTGTGCGCTACGCGAGCGAAGTGATGACTCGGTGCACGACGGCTACTGCGACACTAAGCATCGCGCTATCCGCGAGACGTGTTTCACACGTCGAGAGGAGAAACGCTATGTCATCTAATGGTCAAGTAGTGCCGAGCACGACGCCTAGTACGTCTGGTGTTGCGACGAACGAAGGCAAGGTCGTACAGGTTCCTGATCTTACTGTCGCGGCGAGTCGTATCTACAACTTCGTCACGCAGTATCGAAAGGAATACTTCGAAGACCACTCGCTGGACTGGTGCCTTGACGAGATAGTAACGCGCGGCTGCGCGGAGATTACTCGCCAAGTCAAGACAGCACGCGAGCGTGCGAAGGAAAAGGCGGCAGGCTCTTTGCTCAAGGAGTTTAACTTGAGCGCTAAGGACGCCAAGGACCTATTGCTGAAGATGCTCGCAGAACAACGCGCGGCTGCTCAAGCCGATGCGTCGAAAGCGAAGCCGTCTTAAGCGAAAGCGCGACACACGTCGCGCAGATGGCGCGATGCGTGTAACAATTTGCGGGATGCGCAACAGCGATAGGTCGCTGAGGTAACTTCTCTTCTGATATATATTATTTTTATTACACAAGAAAAGTCACGTCAGCGCTGTTGCCAAGTGTGTATCCCATCAATTGTTACGCGCAGTTAAGGCGTCTTGTCAACGACGTTTAAGCGTCGTAGAGAGGAGGTCGCTATGTCTTCGAACAACGCTAACAAGCGCACGCCGATTCAACGTTTGGCTCTAAGCGTAGTACGTGCCGAAATGCGTCTTTACGACGCGCTATCGCGTAGTCCACGATTGGTCTATGAGCGTCACGTCGGTCGCTGTATCGACGAGTTAGTCTCGTCGCAGTACGGCTCTCGCTCATGCGCGCATGGACGTGCGCTGCATGACGTTTGCGCTGAGTGTGAACGCTCTGAGGATGACTGCAAGGCATATCGCGTCGCGGCGCAGATGCGTATCAAGGAATTGCTCGCAGAGTTAGGAGAATAATTATGCGACGAAAACTTCCTCCGTGGAAGCTTGTAGTCCCGAAGAACGCAGTCTCACCGACAGACAGTATCTACAAGAAGTTCGACATCGTTATACAGTCGTGCTGTCTTGAGCACATAACGGGGTCGGACGTTCACTATTCACGCGGACCATTCACGCTAAGATGGCGTCTACCTTCTGGAAAGATTGTAGAGAAGTCCGCAAAACTCCGAGACTAGGCATCAGCCTAGTACTCTCACTCCATAGCAACGTTCTAGAGCTCTGGCGAAGCGGCGTAGCTCGCTCAGAACGCGCAGCGTCGCAAGATGGGGTGAGAGTTCTGTGCTGAGGTCAAGGCGATGATCTTGCGTTATGACACCGACTTTACGTTCGACAGTTTCTTTGACTATCTATTCGAATGGCTATTCGGCTTCTCATACGACGTAGAGACGCCGAGTCAAGGCGAGTAGTTGTGTAGTTTTTACAAGTCTTTGATAACAAAACACATAAAGGACTTGACAAACGCGCGCAAAGGGTTTACGCTAGGCTAAGTAGTCGGGAGACTAAGCGATGCCTATAGCGAAGGAAGTCATTGGCGTACTCGGTGACGAATGTCAATGCGGTCGACGAGCTACTGTTCGACATTGTATCAGATGCGGCTCGACACGAATCTACGCTCGTATGGATAGATACCATACATTCCGCGACGGCTCACAGAAATACGTCGCTACGCAGTTACGCTGTCAAGGATGCGGTCAACTCTTCGTCGAAGAGGAGCGCGAGTTTTGCGATGCTCCTCCGATAGGACCAAGACTCGCTGCGATGAAAGCACGCGCGCTTGCTGCGGCAAAGCAAAGCGGCGATACTCTTTCTCCTCGCGAAGTAAAGCTTATACAAGCGATGGAGACTGTCGCTGGTCCAATACCTTTGAGCGAGGAGCAGAAGCAAGCCCTCGAAACACAGATCGACGGCCTGCTTCGACACGGATGGGCTGATGCTGTATTTGCTCACAAGTCACACCCAGACAAATATTCAAATCCCGGAACGCTTCAAGACTTTATGACACTACATCGTGAAGAGCTTCGAAAGAAGCTCGCGGAACAAAAATGAGCTCCCTCGACAACGACAAAGCGTTGCTTGACGCCTTACGGCGAGTCGGCGTTGTTATACCCGACGTTCCTGTCGTCGCGCTACACTACGACAAGCGAGCTAGTCACTGGCACGTCGTAAGCGGCGCTTTTGAGTGTATGGTCTCTATCAAAGACGCTTCAAGCGAAGCTGCCGCGCTCGTATTTGCACTCGACGCTTCGAGCCTTCAGCCGTGGTATGTTCGCAGCGAGATCGCTGTCGAAACACCAACAATCGTACAAGTCGCCTACGGCGAATGGTGCGATTGGATAAGGAGTCGTTAATGACTCTACTCCTTGTCGTCGTGTATGTCTTTATAGCTTTGTGTCGAATCCTTGACATCATCGAGGGAAGTGACTATGATTCGTAATCTTCGTATTTCGCTTCTAAGACAGCTTTTCTTTGCTCTGCTAACACTAACGATTATTTTGTTCTGTCTGTTGTTTACAACCTAAGCTTCGCTTTGTGTTCGCTTTAGCTAAGTCGTTGTAAGCAAAGACTTTGCGGCTTGACAAGCATAACGAGTTTTGCTACGCTCTGCGTAGTAAAAGCCTCTGTTAGCCTCACAATCCTAGCGTCGTTACTGTTAACGAAATTAACGGTAGTGAGCTAACGAGGCGACAGGGATTTACCCCAAAGCTCATTGAAAGGAGCTATCAATGAAACAGTATCAAAAGACAAAGGTCTGTTACTCGGAGACCGACGCGGCTGGCGCTAAGAAGTCCTACATTACGTCAGAAACCGCGTTCAACAAGATGGTCAAGGACGCGACAGACGCTAAGGAGCCATTGCCGGAGCAGGTTGCGATCGGCACGTTTGGCTACAAGGCGGCTGAGAGCGTCGACGAAGCCGTAACGCTCGCGGGCGGAACTGGCGTTGGTGAGTTCGAAAACATCGAGGTTTTCCTCGGTGTGTTCAACTACGCAGCTTCGCTTCGACAAGACAACGCGGCCAATGAACTGCTTCAAAGCGACAACTATGAGCCTCAGGAAGGCATCATCGACGTCAGCTTTGCGGTAGCTCAGAAGGTTGAGCGCGCTAAGATGTCGCCTGAAGAGCGAGCCATCAAGGACCTCGCCAAGGGTGGTATCGTTGTGACGCCCGATCAACTCCGCGCTGCGCTTGCGCTCATTCAACAGCAGGCTGCTGCGACCGTGTAATTGTCGAGCAACAAAAACGCTATCGGCGCTTCATAGCAGCGTCGTCACTCCTGTCGACATGCAGGCTTGAGTAGCGTCAAGCCTGCTTCCTTATCGCTTGGCTCTGGAATCGAGGAGATACAGTGCCAACTGGTGAGAACTCGCGAGATACTCCAGTGACTCGTATGACAGAGCCAAGCGATAAGGAGGGCAATAGCCCATGTCAAAACCAAACTGTCGTTTCTGCGGTAAGAAGTTTCACAAGAAAGGAATCACGAACCGCGAACGGCGTTGCAGGAAGCGCGTTGTCGACGCCAATCCACCCGTCGAGGCTGTAAACACTGTAGCAGTTCATCCTCGCGTTCGCGTTCGTGAGGCAGCTGAGGCTTTTTGGCTAATGCTGTCGTTGAGCGAAAAGCTCGCGTGCATTAGCCTCTTCGAGGAGCGGTCTAATCCGTACTGACATGGCAATCAAAGCCCGAATCTTCTGGGACGTAAACGCCCAAGCCTACGTCGTGTCGATGGCTTACAACGCGAAGGCTGTCGACGCTTTGAAACAGATAATCCCCTCAGGCGACCGTTCGTGGGACGACAGCGCGAAGCTCTGGTACGTAAAGGAGCCCTACGGCGAAGCTCTTAAATCGCTCTTTGGCTCTGCCTTTGGCATTCACGCCGTTTCGTTTACGTCGAAGCAGGTTGCTGAGCAGTCTCAGCAAGCGTCGTATCAACGCACGCAGAGCCATGCAGCGACGCTTAACCCAAGCGCGGGTACGACCGAGGACGCCATTGTCGCGATGTTTGGCTTGCTGAGCTACGACGCCGCTAAAGCAGCTTATCGAAGAGCGGCGATGGAGCTTCATCCTGACAAGCAGTCGGGAGATGGCTCTAAAATGGCGAGGCTTAACGAACTGTGGAGTCGGATCGAAAGGGAGTACTATAAGCGATGATTGTAACGGTCAAAATAGCCCCTCCCGAACGTTGGTGTCCGGGAGCTCTACACGACTTACAAAAACGTCCAGAGATGCTCTCCTTTGTAGGCATGAATATCAGAATTGAGTCAAGCTCAATGCGAGTCAACTGGTCAGAAGGACAAGAGAATGCGTTTCGGGAGTGGAGAGTAATCGACGAAGACCTATACATTCTCGAAGAGCTTGCAGACGTTAGGTACTACGACCAAATAAACCACATCTGCGAGCACGTACTCGAAATGGATTAAAGGAGGAATATGTCAGACCTTGTCAAGAAAGACTCTTCGCCACCACCGAGCGGCTTGTCGCTAGGCAAGCTTCGTTCGACCTCGACGCCTTTTCAGTCTCGCGTCAATCAGGCGAAAGCTTCACAACCCGACGCCTCGTCGATGCCTCACCGTATCTGCTTAATGCTCGACCGCTCCTCAAGCATGAGCTCGCCGGCTGACTACACTATAGGAAGCAAAGGTAACAAGGCGAAGATCGAGCTTCTTAAAGACGCTATTGATAACTTTGTTAACAGATGCAACTTTCAAAACACGAGCATCGCTGTCGAGACCTTCCCAGCTTCGCTTGAGCTTGCGTTGACCAACATAAACTTCTTGATAACAAGTCAAACGTCGATGCTTTCGGCGTCAGGCAACACCCCAATGCATCAATGCGTCGTTCGCTGTCTTGAAAAGATACCAATGACGCGTGGGATTATCGTCAGCGACGGCGAAGCGACAGACTGGAATCGCTACCGTGACCTAGACGAAGAGGAACCCCGCGAAACCGAAGGCGTTTTGTCTCTGTACAAAAAGGCGGGAATACCCATCGACTGCGTCCACATAGGCGACTCGACGTCAGGCGAAGAACTGCTTCGACTCATCGCCAAGGAGACTGGCGGCTTGTATTTGAAGTTTACCGACGTCTCAGCCTTTGCTAACAGCTTTGGCTTCCTGACACCGGGCCACAGAGCACAGCTTACCAATGGCTCGGTAAGCGCTGAGGAGCTCGGGGCGAGTGAGGTGCGTCGGTAATGCCTCATATTATAAAGTGCTGCGACAACTGTCAAGAGTCATACATCTGCTTCATGGTAAAGCAAAGCATCTGGGCAGAACTCTTTGACCGTTACGATTGTGTTCGTGTATGTCTTTCTTGCTTCGAGGCCAGACTCAAAAGAAAGATAACCGTCGACGACCTTATGACCAGAGAAGAAATCGCTGAGGTCGCTAATCGATGCAATGATTTCTATCGAGCTGCGCTAACGCCTTTATGACTACAACAACACAAACCGACGAACAACGCGCTGTAGTCGTTGTCATCGCCCACAAGCTGAGCCAGCTTGGACTCAACGCGACTTTCGTTGACCCAATTAGTGTCGGCCCTATTGTGTCGGTCTACCGATTCCTCCCACAGGGCTCGACGAAAGTAGCACACCTCGAAGGCTTGTCGCAAGACTTTGCGGTGACCCTCGGCGCCGAAGACGTAATGGTAAAGCGAATGCCCGGCGAGAGCGCCGTCGGTATCTTCGTACCGAACAAAGAGCGCCAATGGGTCAAGTGGTATAATCACTGTACGCTCGACACCTCGAAGTACAAGCTTCCGATGATTCTAGGCATCGACTACCTAGGCAAGCTCGTCGTCGAAGACCTTACGCTGATGCCTCATCTGCTCATTGCAGGCTCGACGGGTGGTGGCAAGTCGACACTTCTAAATAGCATCATCGGTGGTATCATACTTAACTACGGCAAAGACGACATTGAGTTTGCTCTAAGCGACACAAAGGGCGTCGAGTTTACCCAGTTCGAGCGCGCCGACAACCTTCGCAGCCCAATCGCCACGACAGTAGGGCTGACAATCGAGCGCTTCGACGAGCTTACGGTCGAGATGGAAAGGAGGCTCAAAACCTTTGGTCAGACCAACACCCGCAACATTCTCGAATACAACTCCCAACGTCAAGGCTCAAAAGCTCGCCTCCCTTACGTTCTTGTCGTTATCGACGAGCTCGCAGATTTGCTTAGTAACCGTCAGAGAGTCCCAGACCCACAAGACCCAAGCGGCGATAGAACTACTACTCTTGGCGCGCTTACCTCGCGAAAGCTTGCGTACCTCGCTCAAAAGGCTCGGGCTACTGGGATTCACGTCATCGCCGCGACTCAGCGGCCAAGCGTTAAGTTGTTGGAAGGTGATATCAAAGCAAATTTCCCTGCTCGTCTCGCCTTCCGCCTGCCAAGTGAGGCAGATTCACGTACCGTTCTTGGTTGTGGGGGAGCAGAGCATCTGCTTAGCCAGGGAGACATGTTGTTCATCAACCCCAATCGACCTGGCTTACAAAGAGTGCACGCACCTCTGGCTACGCTTGATGATATCAAGAGCGCGCTTGAGTATGCGAAGCAAAGGAGTCAGGTTAGGTAAAAATTACAAAAAGAGCTAAGTTATTGAAAACACGGCAAATATAGTGCTTGACTTAATAACTAGGGCATGGTAACCTGACTGAGTCGTGCCAATACCGCGACAGAACTTCACGACCATATCGTTTGAGCTTCGTCGTGACATGCAATCAAAGCTCAAAGCGATGTTTCCTCGCTATGGCGAGCTTAGTCGTGTGATGCGTCATTTAGTCGAAGAGGTCTTGAAAGGACGAATAAAGATTAAAAACTAAAACGAGCTTCCCGCTTCTGTTTCGGTTACATGCCGACTAGCTCAACTTGGTAGAGCAATCGACTCATACTCGATAGGTCGGGGGTTCAAATCCCTCGTCAGCAACCATAAATACCCGAAGCGACTCAGCGGGATTAAAAAGCTTGGCGTTTCTGTTCAGCTTACATGGCAAATGCAACTTCCCTGATAAGGAAGTGAGGCGAAAGCCTCATCTAGGTTCAAACCCTAGGTCCCCCACATCGACGGGGGACTAGCAGAAGGAACAAAGCTGTGCGACTTAACGTCAAGAATTCTCGGCGTTTCCTGTCAGGTTACATGATATACAGGTTCGAATCCTGTCATTCGCGCAAGCGAACGTAGCCTAACGGTAAGGCACATCACTTAGGATGATGCAACAGTCGTTCCTGACTAACTTAACGCCGTTTTTCTTAAGAGAGGACAGCCCCAAATGTCAGAAGCCGCACTCACGAAGCAGCGTATTATCTCCGAACTCACCAAATCACCTCACGGAAAGCTTGACGAGTATCTTCAGGTCGGCGTTGTAGCCGCGTCGCAAGAACCGGAGTTCTTCGCTCACCTTATCGCTTGGAACGCTCAAAAGGGTCAGGTACGCGACTCCCAAGTCGCTTTGCCTATCGTCTCGCTTCGAACGTGGAGCGTTCCTGAAGGCGACGCCTTGCTCGAAAACAGCTACGCTCACCTAGCGAAGCTCGGTCCTCGCGAGTTTCTACGAGCCTATCAGTTCGCGCGACAGACCAAACTACCGGGAAGGATGCGTAAGCTTAAGAATCTTGTGACGTTGTATCTACAGCAAATCGAAGGCGAAGCTCATTGGCAGCGTATCGCTCTACAGCACCGACGCACTCGCCGCTATCGACAAGCAGCTTAAAGCTGTCGGCGCGTAGTTCTTCGACTGCTTCCAACAGTCGAACTTGCCTCCCTCGCCTGCCTTCGGCAAAGGTACTAGTCGGACGTCTATTTGCTATAGGTGAGCACGACGAGGGAGGTTCCCTCTTTTCTAGTAAAACTTGGAGGCTAAATGTCAGAAACTCCTCAAGAAAACCACGACCTGCCTTCGGCCGAGGACCTCGACCACGTTGCTGAGGAAGAAACCGTCGTAGCTGCTACGCACGACGCTACTGTTAACTTTGTTAACAATATCTGTATTTCATGCGACCGTCCCGCGATACGCATTTGTACTCACTGTGGTCAAGAGTACTGCGCTCAACACTACTGTATCACCCACGAAATGTCAAGCGAGCGCGTCCCCCTGACAGACGAGGACGGGACCGAGCATCGAGGCTATCGTATTCGTTTAATAGGCGAGGGGTGGCCTAATCATCTCTTGCTTATCAAAGACCTCAACGACTCAGAGCTCGACGCTCGTATTTCGGACCTTCAAAAGACTCTTACCCAAGTAATTCGTACTCAAGACTACACCCAGATAAGCCTCGCTGCTCACGAATACGAACGCGACTACAGGCGACACAGTCGGTATGTCGCCGCGATAAAGCGTCGCGAGAAGATACAGCAAGGCTCGGTTAGGCTTAATAACAAGAAGCACCGCGTCGACGTAAAACAGTCGAGCATACCTGCTGACATTGCAGCGCTCATGAAGCTTGGAAGTCTGAGCTATGAGCAAGCTATCGCTATGAAAGCAATGCTTGGAAAGGCGAAGCCGTGAGCGTTACTCAAACTCAAGCCTACTCGTTCTACAAGATTCTACCGAACGGTAAGATTGAGTTCTTCGTCGACGCAAGCTTGCTCAAAAGCTTTACGCACTGTGAGGCGTATTTTCATCTAAAGCACGTTAAAAACCTTCGCCAAAAAGGAACCACGATTACAAAGCCTTTCCCAATGGCTATAGGCTCGTGGTGGAGCGATGTCATGGAGGCGTTTTACAACTCGCTCCGCGACAAGCGTGAGCTTACGCCAACCGACATTCAAGACATAGCGCTAACCGCCTGGGCGACAAACGATTTAGACAGTTGCGCGGCAGCAGACCCAACGAAGTTCTCACAATTTGGCGACCTAGCGGGCGCTGTACTGATGCTTCAAGACTACTATCAGTCTCAATACCTCATCGACAAACATAACTGGAAAGTCGTGTCGGTCGAAGAGGGCTTCGGGCTGAAGAAAGAGGTATTCATTGGAGAAACACCCCGTGTCGTTGTATACTGGGTCGGAAAGCCAGACCTTACTGTTACAGAGAACGATCGCCTTACTCCGGTCGACCACAAAACTGTTTCAAGAATTGACGGATTTACTACAAGTCGTTACAAGCCCTCAACTCAAATGGCTGGGTATGTCCACTCATGCGAGGTCATTGCTAAAAACCTGGGATATAATGTGCGAGTCGATAGATGCGTCGTTAACATCTGTTCGAGGGCTCGTCCGAGCGACAATCCGAGAGGTGGAGGAAAGAAACGCCCTCGCTTTATCAGGGCTTATCCCAATTTCACCAGAGAAGAAATCAACGAGTGGCGACGAGACGTCGTAGCTAAGTGCGAGCGCATTGCACATTGTCTGCGAACGAACGAATGGACGTGGTTCGAAACTAGTTGTCACAATTTCTATATGAGACCGTGCGACTACTTAAAGCTTCACAGCGCGACCCCGGCCGCTCGTGACGTAATACTACTCGCGGATTTTGCTGAGGGTAAGCCATGGAAGCCGTATGAACCTTTGAAAGAGGAGGATTGATATGTCATTCGATGTAAAAACATTTGACGTTAAGAAATACAATACTATCCTTGACCGAGGGTTATCACAAGGTCTTGGAACTCGTGGAGGTCAAGTCTGTATCGAAGCGGCTATCTGCGAGGTTTTAGGTCTTTCACACGGCGACGATCCTGGCTGCGTTTCGGGGGCTATTAGGATTTTCAAAATCAACCTAAATGACGCTCAGTGGAGCTCTCCGAAAGTTCGTGCAGAGTCTTTACACAACCTTGGATTGGCTCAACTTGGTACCAAAGACTTCATCGACGACGTCGTGTTTACGAAAAGATTAACTGAAAAAACGATTCGAGTCTTAATTCCGACTTTGTTTCGCGATGTTTTTTCTGACAATGACGAGTGTCTAAAAGCCGCTCTTCTTTGCGAAAACGAAGGTTCGGAGGCGGCGGCGGCGTGGGCGGCGAGGGCGGCGAGGGCGGCGGAGGCGGCGTGGGCGGCGGAGGCGGCGTGGGCGGCGGAGGCGGCGGAGGCGGCGGAGGCGGCGAGGGCGGCGAGGGCGGCGAGGGCGGCGAGGGCGGCGGAGGCGGCGGAGG